ATTATTTGAGTTGTAGATGTCTCCTGAACCCGCATCGGCTAGAAAGATATATCCGTCTAGATATACCGGGTGTGGTACATGGGGCGAAGGGAGGTCTGCATCGACGACTGTGGAACAGGTACCACTAGCGTAGTTATCTACCCAGAGGTCTGTCCCATCTGTAAAAATAACATAGCGGGTATTATCGCTCTTTAAGAAGTCAGTAAATCCCACATAGCCTTCCGAAGTAACCAGAGTAGCCACAGTTCTTATGGAAGCCCCCAGGTCGGGGCTAACTGAAAAAACTTTATTACTAACCGCCCAGTAGAAGGTATTTGCATTTACGTTGTAATAACTACCTCTGATGGGATCAGTAGAGACGCTCCGTGTAAGAGCGTAAGTTGTGTCTACCAACCCGGGGCGCTTTTTTAAACGTACTGGACTATTTTTGTCTTTATTGCTCTCATAGTCATAGTACATATTTAAAATGTACGAGTCACGTTTATCACTTAAATTACCATCACGATAGTTTGCCGTTTTATTAAACGCAATATACTCGGTTTTATAAGTGCTAAATTGCGGACTATTGGTATTAGCCATGTCGGCCCCAGTAATTTGGAGTAATAAACAAAGAACCTTCCTCATCACCATATGCTGATGCTTTATCCCAGGCCATCTTTGCATTTGCAGCTAGAATCTTTTGGTCTTCAATAGGGATTCCATTTTCTGGTGCCAAGGACAAAGCAGTTTGAAAAATCATGGCTTGCGTCCAGTATGCGGGGAAATCCAGAGTCTGTCCACTAGAAGTGAAGGAATCAAACTCATCTTGGTATACAACAATTAATCGTTTGTTGGCAATAGTGTCTGCATCACTATATAGGGGCCAAATAAATACTGTGTAACCACTAATCGTGGGCTGGGCATAGTACGCTATTGGTGTCGCCGGGGTGGTGTTCCGAGGAAGCTGGTGGAAATCATACATACTCTTATTCTGTAGTTCGTATTGCGTTCCATTAGATGTGTCCCGGAGGAATACCGCAGGAATTTTAACGGCTGAAGGAATAGTATATTGCTGTAATACATTATTAGGAACAAGTGTTGCCTCCGAGCGTTTCCACAGAGGCATCCCATCTGTCACCGCGAGATTGATAATGGCGTTCAACGCCTCTGCCCCATCATTGATCTGAGCAGTAGAAAGAGAATTACCTTCTCCTGGAATACCTAATTTACGGTATGCCGCAGTGATAATTTCATTTCGGGTTAATTCCCAAGTGGTGGAACCGCTAACAGCCATTATATTTCCTTTGGTTTACGGAGAAATCCGCAATGTGCCACTACTGTTCCAAATCGCTCCCGAAACTCCTGGGTCCGTTGTTGGGAGGCCGAGAAGTCGAATCAGTCCCCCCGTCGTGAAGATAATCCGTTGGGCGCCACTAGCCCCCAGCAGTCGAACTTCGTTTGCACTCAATCCCCCAAGTTCGACAGCACCACCCCCGGCTCGCATCCCTCCGATGATCGAGCCACTCTGCGCCACCAGGTTGCCGTTCCCGGAGGTAGCACTCGCGGTGACGGCGGCGTCTGCTTTGGAAACCGTAAGGTCCCCCGACATGGTGTCACCAGTCTTATTAACGGCGGTGGTCGGCAGTCCTGCCAGCTTCGTGTTCTCCGCATCGGTGTAGGCTCGATATCCAGCGGCATACCCTAGTCCGAGAGTACCGGAGGTAGTAATGGGAGAACCTGTTACAGTCATTCCTGTAGGAACTGTCATTGCCACGCTGGACACGGTCCCAGAACCGGCTGATGTCCACGACACCGCAGCGCCGGGTCCCCCACTGGTAAGTACCTGACCGGCTGTGCCTACTGCTGAGTAGCCACCGATAGCGAGGGAACCGTCTGATGGGAAACCAAACCGGATAACCCCGTTGGACATCAAACCGATGTTTCCAGTATGGTCAACGGTCCCGAAAATGAACTCACCACCGTCTACGTTAGCCCTTTGCCATAGTCCTGCTGTCCCCTTGTCTGTTTTTAGGTGAACCTGTGTCGACGCACCTGAGGAGGTTGATAGGTTCTCAGCCGTCATCTTTGTAATGCCAGCGTAGTCCTCTTTCACCAGAAGAGGGTTTATAATAGTTGGTGTTCCTGGGTCACCCCAACGCAGCCCTGTGGCCTCAGCACTGTCCGCCACGAGTACCTGTCCATCCGTACCCACTGGAAGTCGTGCGTTAGTCGTGCTGTAAGTGTAAACATCTCCTTTAGTAGTTAAAGGAGTCCCTACGTCGTTCCGCAATACGCCTTGAATGGTCACATAAGAAAAATTATTAGCGCCTGGAGTTACCTCAATAACGTTCTGTAGCGGGCCTGTTCCTTCAACACCACCCGAAGTGTGCGGGCCTACGTTAGCCTCAATATCACCACCTAGGATAAGAATTTGTGAGGCGTTAGCTTCAAAGTATAACCCCACAGCGTTAAATTCAATGGTGGGGGTGATCACTGTGCCACCTAGGTATGTTTTACCAAAACGGATACCATGTCCCGCGTTATTGAAACAACGTGGTGACAGTAGCAGGAATGTGTTTGCATCCAAGGCACCGTCGTCGTCGGAAATGTTGATACCATGCCTTCCGTTCCACACAGAAGCGACTTGGTCAAGAACTACTGAGTTACTATTGTACCCACCAGTTGTCCCGGAAGGCGTCCCCAAAAAGATGCCATCACGGCCCATCCCGAAGACCAAGCCCTTGTCCCATCGGAACCCATTGGCTAGGATTGTTAGTCCGTCGTAAGGCCATGTAAACGATGGATCACAGCCGATGGCGCCGTGGGTAAAGATGATACCTGGGTGGGCAACGACTACTGCCGAACTGCCACTAGGCATAGAAGCAGGCACTTTCAGCCAAGACCCTGACACCGTAGAGGCAGTGGGGCCATCATTAGTGTTGCCGTTGTTTGGCCAACCAGAGAAAATCCAATGTGTGGGATTCTCTAGCCAAACTTGTTCATCAAGGAGAACAATACCTTCAATGAACAATGCCTTCTTAATCGCCCTAGCCATCACGTCTGCGGCGAGTAGTTCTTCGGTTTCACCTGTGGTGCCATCCCCGCGAACGCCACATTGCTTCGTGGATAAATGTCCACCGGTCACCATTAGTTTCATCCGACTACCGTCAGCAGTTACAAGTACAGTACCGTTGTTGTCTGCCGTGACTGTATCGCTGTCATCACGCCAGTAGGTCCCACCCCCGCCATCTCCAGCGGTGTAATAGCCTCTTGTCGTAACCCTCTCACCAGGAGAGGTTGATGCTCGTAGGGACGCCACAGTTTCAAACTCTGTGTCGTATACATGATCATTTACGTCATTCAGCCAGTCAGAAGTAATTACTGTACCACTGCTAAAAGTTGTATCTGCCATATTTATCCTAAAAAGTTGTTTACGTCAGCTTGTGCGCAGTCTGCGATACCGATGTCTGCGCGACCTTGTTGGGTGAGCACATTGCATGTTGCGGGTGGGGTAGAGACATAAGTAGAGTCCCCCTCATACCGCACAAATGGGACTGGTTTAGGATCGCTCCGGACCCTAATATATTTCTGTGGATGGTCTGGTTCCCAGTCTTCTTTGCAGACGATAAGGCCATCCCACCGAAACCTTACAGCATCTGATTTAAACTGGAAACCACATACATCACAGATAACATTGTAGGAGCCATGCTTGAAATAACTGTTGTTAATATAGCTCACATCAGCACCCTCTTTTGAAATAACTACTATTTACGTAGCTCATTTAGTTGGTGCGTCCAAGCTACTTCCATTTTGTCTAGGCGGGTCCAAAGTTCGTCACGGAAATCACGAAAGTCTTCTTTTTTATAGTATTTATCTTTAACATGATCCAGCTCAATCTTATGTTCTTTTACTTGAGATTTTAAATCTGTGTAAGATTGTTTCATAAACCAAATAACCCCTCCAAACAAAAGATTAATCAGGATGCCAGCGGTTGCGATATACTCGGGGGACATGGTGGACTCCATAAAAATTGAACTAGTTGAATTAACTGACTTAATCCGGACTGTGACGGAAGTGAGCCAGCAATTCCATAACATCAATCCGAAACCACCCTGCCCCTACTGTAGAAGGTTACGCACAAGGGAGGATATGCGCCTCTGCGCGTTCACATAGTATTGTTTGGATACTTTGCTGTCTAAGCCAGTCCAGCATTTCCCGCCATGTGATTCTTGTAAATTTACCACGCAATTCCGATAGAACGATTGTTTTGTTATCCAACCACAACACATTACCTACTGCGTCTGGTACTGCCCAATAATCTGCTGCTGGGTCTTGGTATAAACGAAGGCAGGACTGACGTAGCTCGTGTCGAAGCATTCTACTGCTCGGCGATGTAGGTGGCGGTTTCGATGGTCATGGTGTTCCTTTACCGGCAGGTCACGGTTCGAGATAATAGTTAATCCACGCGCCACCGCTGTACTGGCTCAGGCGTTTTTTGCCGGCGCCGTTGTCCCATTGCACAATCACACCTTCGACGCCGTTACCATTCCAGTTGCCGGCGCTGGCTGGATCATTCGATCCGTTCTGTCCGACGCCATTCAGGATGGTTCGCGTGCCGAGGTCATTAATGCCGTTCGTATTGCCGTCGAGCACGTTGTCGCCGATGATCGTCTGTGCGCTGCTGGCTTCCACAAAAATTGGATACCTGGGCGCATTGTTGTTCAGCGTCAGCACGTTATTCTTTATGACGGTTTTTGAGGCGGACGCCTCTACGCGGATTGTGTCGTAGTAAGGGTCATGTAGCGAGTTGCCCTCAACCACGTTGCCAATCCCCGCTCTGATGTGCACGCCTCGTGTCCTGTAGGGCAAAGCACTCCGGTCTTGCGCGTCTACCGTATTGCCTTGAATGACGTTGTAGTGACAGGCGCCGTGCTGCACCGTGATACCGCAGCCTTCCAGCGTGTTGCCTTGAACTACGTTGCCGACGGAATCATAAACCACAATCCCTTCATGCATACCACTGTTAAAAGCCAGGTCATCAAGCAGGATAGTATTTCCAACGATGCTATTGCGAAATGTGCCTGGAAATTCAACGACGATGGAGTCGTGATATGAGTTCTTGAACTGATTGCCTGCGATCAGATTGTGTGATGAGTCCGTTCCTTCGTTGGGCCAAATCTCGCACGCACGCCAGTTATTAAGCTGGCCTGTGTTGTTGATGATTCTGTTGCGCGAAGAGTCTTTAGTAATCAGGACGCCCATGTGCGGCGCATTACTCAAGTCGCAACCAACGACCTCGCACTCGTTAGAGTTAATCAGGTAGATGCAATTGCCGTAAATTTCATGTGTTGCCGCGTTGCTGGCGTTGGCAAAATCGACTCCAGTTGTCGATGTCTTGATGTCAGCGTAGGTGCGGCCATAAAGCCGTGCGGACTTCTGATCCCCAAAACTGTCATGAATGATGGTGCAGCTGTATGTCGCGCCAGCAGTACCACCGAACGCATGAATGTATTCGACCAGTTCTGCGATGGTGTCATAGCCGGCTGCGGTAAGGTCGATGTTCAGGTTTTCGCTGCCGGGGCCGCCGGTCACGGTGGTTGTCAGCGTGCTTCCTGAAATTACCATCGAACACGCGGAGCCGGCGCCGGTATACCTAATCGAAATCGGGTCACGGCGGTTGCCTGATCCGCCTTGTGCGGCATCACCAAACGACATAGCCAGATTGGCCATGTTCTGCTGCTGGTAGTTGCCGTCAAGGCTCAGGCCGACGATTCCGCAGCGGGTGCAACCGCTGAGTTCGATCAGATTGACCATATCGCCAGGCACAGCAGCGTCCATGTTGTCGGCCAACTTGAGCCTTGCAGATCCGTTGTCGCCCGCAAGAACTACAGCGGTAGCGTTCGTCAACTTGATGGGCGCTGACAGATAGTATTGACCTGCGGCGAAACGCACAACGGACGGGACGCCGGCAGCAACAGCAAGTGCAACTGCTGCATTAATCGCAGCAGCATCATCCACACCGGACGTATCGCCTGACGCAGTAACGACATATTGCGGCTCCAGCAGCGCCACCTGCGCCGCGGTCAGGTTAAGGATACCAGAAACTGATGAATTGGTAGAGACACTCATTATGCGCTCGCTGTCACGTTAACGGTGGCACTTGTACCTGAAATAGCTGTAATTCTCGCCCGGATAAATTTCCAAGGAGCATCCGTAGTGAATCCATCTGAGTCGCTTGTAGTCCCAGACAGAGTAATTGTGCCAAGTACTGTTGCCAAGGCATACGTGCCGTCATTAGACGCTTCGATTACAATTGTAGCAGTGACAGCCCCAGTACCAACTACCGTTGCTTGAATAGCTACCTTTGGTGCGTCTTTAAATTGCCATGCTCCAGTAACGGTAGTTGTGGCATCAGAAAGAATATCCCGCACATGTCCAGATTTAACAAATACATTTCCCATTTTGTTCCCTACCTATAATGTTAATAGGGGGCTTTTCACCCCCATCGGACGATTAGTCGTCTACACCCTCACCTGGGCCTGGAACAAAGTACTTGATCGTGACATAGCCTGTGCCACCGGAAACCGATGTACCACCAAAGGTGGAAAACACTGCCTTGTCAGAGTCAAGCTTTGCATACACGCCCGAACCAATTGCTGTACCAGCCAGTACTAGGCCAACGGCCGTAGTAGCAGCAGAGAACGCATTTAGAACAGCATCCGTGGCACCAGTCCAGCCAACAGTCCACGTTGCAGGGTTCGTACCAGCGTTTACGTTTTGATAGCAGATCACTTCAGTAATCACTGCGTCCTTTGGAAGAACGCACTTTACAGTCGATGAATCCGTGCGTGCAATTGCAAACGTCTTCTGCATAACACTCCGGGGCTTTGGATATGAAATATTAACAGCCATTTAGACCTCCTTAAATTAGGGGGAGGAAATCTCCCCCAAGTTAATTAGGCGCCAGGGCTGCCAAACAGGCCGCGAGGATCGGTCCAACCGAACGAATAACGAGCAGTGGCCTTGAACTTGGCGTTCTCGGTGTCAAAATCGTTATCCATATCGAAGCTGTCAGCACGACGCTCGAAGTGCTTCATACCGTGGGGCACATCAGTGCGCAGGAACCAAGCATCAGCATCCGTCAGATAATGGTTAACCACAACTTCAGGAACCAGACCCATAGCCTTCATGGCGTTGACATCGTTAGTGTCAGTGCCAGGGCGACCAGTAGGTGCAGTAATACGCTTGGCCTCGAACATCAGTTGACGTGGGATAATCAGCGCCTTCGGACGAACAGAGATCAGCAGACCGCGGTCGTTGGTGAAACCAGCGATGTCGATATGAGCTTGCTCAAGAGCAGCTTCACTCAGATCGGCAGCAGTCGAAAGCTCGTTCGACCAATCACCACCAGCGAATAGTGGGTGGTCAGTGGCGCAGAGTTCTTTACCATCACCGCCGGCGTAAGCTGCTGTAAATGCACGGTTGTACACGTTAGCCGCAACAACTTCCTTGGTTTGACGCATTGAGAAGGCAAGACCTTGGGCCTTACGCTGACCAACAACATCATACAGGTCATCGTCCATGATTTCACGAGTGATCATGAAACCAAGGGCATACACTACGTGCGAGTAGCGAGTGATGTAAGCCTGACGCTCAGAGTCATAGCTGATTGGGCTGCCTTCCGGCTTGACAACCGCCAGACCAAAGCTCGAAACACCAACATCCTCTTCAAATGCACGGCTGGACTTGAAAGTCTCGAACAGCTTCGTGTATTCTACAGGATACTCACTGTAAGCCTTACCGTACCAAGCATTAACACCGGGCCAGAGGGCTTTTGCAAAAGAACCGCTATTGATAATAGCCATAATACATTACCCCCTATTAAACGCCGGCTAGACCCGCTGCGCTAAACGCATGGGTGTTGATACGGACAAGTAGTTCGGGCCGGCCGCTGTCCGCCAGACGATTGGCGTTGTCTGGTGAGTTAACAATACCTACAATCTGCACTGGGTCAGTGGCCGTGGTAGCAACCTCCGAGCTGTCAACCTTCATAGTTGACGCATAAGGAGCAGTTGCAGCACCTGAGCCAATGACTAGGGAACAGTTTAGACCAACTGCCGGAGGAGAAATGTTGCCGTCTTGAGGGCAAGCAAAGATTAGGTCAGGAGAGTCAGCAACTAGCACAACACGCCGCGTGGAAGCAGCACGATAGTTGCCAGTGTTTAGGTTGCTGTAGTCGGGTTCGAAACCAACAATAGCACCAACAATTGCTGACGAAGTTGCAGAGGCAGCCCGCTCGACAGCGGGATAAACACCGCCACCAGCGGTGTCAATTAGCGCGTCGTTATCCGAAAGAACTACGAGGTCACCCACGTTAGTTACTTGCGAATCGCTGGCGCTAATCATATAGCGATTGACTTGCCCATTATAGGGGGAGCCGTTCATGTGTTTTACAGGGCGAAAGCCCGAAAGAACAGATGCCATTTAGATTACTCCAAAAATAGCTCCCCTAAAAATTTCTTAGTCGCGGAGGATTTCCATCTTACCGGATTGAAGTTCATTTTTAGAGAGAGCTTCCTTTTTAATAGATTGCTCTAGCTCATCTACATGGACCTGTTTGGCACGTTGGTCTTCCTCATACAATTCCTTCGGAATACGCATAACGAAAGCTTTAGTGCCTTCTCGGTCAACAGATACTTGAGCTTTAGAGCCCTCGGCAGATGCCACGTTAACTCGCCGATCACCGACTTTTACAGAGTCGCTGTCAACAAGCTCATAGCATGCTTCTTTAAACATAGCGATGCGATCTCCCACATCATTCACAATACGATAAACGTAGTTGGGATCTTTTCCCGTAACAGTCAGGATATTACGACCGTTGATAGGCGTCCGCTTAGGACGCGATACTCGGGTTGCTGTTTCTCTCGTCATGATTAACCCCTGGTTCGCTTCAACTCTTTGACATACTCATCTTTCGTCAGTGCACCCGCACTAACTAGTCGATTCATAATTCGACGCTCGTCGTCAGTCATCTGGAAATCTGGTTCCGCACTGTTAGAAGTACGGGAACCTCCCTCTACTTGACCTGCTCGCTCTCGGCGTGGATTGTTGAACTTGTGCTGGAATTCCTTTTTGATTTCTACTGTTACTTCCCGTAGAACATCCATAGGAGTGTACCCTTGCTGCGCTAGTTCAACCCCGAGTTTGTCTGCAAAAGCAGTCATTGCTCGGTCTTTACCATACCATGAATTCTCTTGTGTCCAGCGAACAAACTCTGGACGGGCTACTGGAGCCTCTTGTTCTTTTGTGGATACTTCTCGCTCAAACTGTTGTTTCTGCCCCTGGATATCTTCGATTTGATCCTCGATAGCCAGTGCTCGATCAGTCTCACCATCTGACAGTGCGCGACGACGTTCTGTTTTTAATGCCGCTAGAGCGCGATTGTATTCTGCTTCTTTGACTTTGGAGTGATGCGTTTTAAAGGCATCAAAAGCCTGCTTCAGTTGTTTGAGTTCACGAGACTGGTGCTCGATCTTTTCAAACAACGGTTGACGGCGAACAAACTCCTTTGCGTCAATGAAATCTTCTGGAGCACCTTGCCACTCTTCTTGTGGCCTCCAACCCAGTTCCATTGCCCGTTCAGTAAATGGATCCTGTTTTACCTCTTCCGTAGATTGCTCTACTGGAGCTTCTTGGTTTTGGTTTTCTTCCATGTTATTCTTTCTCAAAAATGGCCACAATATCCTCATCATTGAGAACTAGGTATTCTTTTTGATCGAAGGGATCTTTAACGAACTTACCTGAGTTCTTAACGTAGGCTACTGTATCGCCGACTTTAATCGGAGTATCTCCGAAATCTTTAAAGGCTGTGCTACCAATCTGGAAGACACTGCCTATATCCACGCTAGCTTTAGCGCGTACACCACCCATGTCTGCATCAGGTAGTGCAAAGCCAAGAGACTTGGCCTTTTTCCGTGTTTCATCCCATTCATCTACGTCAAATGGAATAACTGTAACACGATGTAGAGGGGTTTTAATCATCCTCTTGAGTCTCCTCATCAATTAGTTCCATGTTCAAGAAATCATTGACTGCTGCAATATAACCTGTATGGAACCGATCTTGAGCAGGATCTAATCCTGCGGAAACACCCAGTAACTCCTGGATGGCTAGAATACGCTGCTTATAAGCGTATGTTATTTCTTTCGTGCAGACTGATTCTTTCCAGTCCCGCCACTGTTCCCTTGTTGCGATTTTGATTTCTCCTTCATCTGTTGAAGTTTCTGCTGATGCTGTTGCTCGCCCTGTGTGAGCCCTTGCATTGCCTTGGCTTTAGCCTCGGCGGCGAAAATCTCGCTCATCTGTAGTTTGCTGGCAGCATCTAGTTGTGCCATCTGGGTCTTGTTCTGCATGTCTTGTGCATGCTTCTGTTGCTCCATGGCTGCTTTCAGTTGCTGGTCACGGGCACTTAGCTCCATGTCCATTTGTTTCTTCTGAATATCAACAGCAGCTTTCTTCTGATCTGTTTCTGCTTTAGCTTGGATAGCCATCAGTTTCGGATCAGGCGGAGGTGGGGGAGGTTGCCCGGTCTCTCTGACCTGCTGATTAAGAAGCTCTTGCCAGTTGGGTTGTTCTTGTGCTTCTAGAACACGAGAAATGACCTTGACAGGATCAAGCATCCCTGACGGAAGTAGTTCCAGCAGACCTTGGGCTTTCATCAACCTTTCTGATTGCGATAGCGCATTAGGATCAGCAGCAGGACAAACATCATAGCTTTGCTTATCAAAATCATCGGGACCAATCGCTGTGTCCACAATCATTTGATACTTATTTGGTTCGGCGTATAAACGATTCAGTTCATACAGCTTTTTGAATTCAAGGGCAAGGGCGCGGTAAATCCGCTTATAGACAGCCGTGAATACCTTCATGCCCTGCTCTACCGTAGCCATAGTCGTAGTAGCAGGGGTGTTCTGCCCTGGCATCTTGCCTGTGAAGATTTCAGCTACAGAAGCGAGTTCCTTACCCGAGGTCACTAATGTACCCATAAGCTGGAATAGAACGTTTGAGGGTTCCTTGACCGGAAGAGGCATGATCTGTTTCTTCAGATCATCCCCGATAGCTCCAGTGAGAACTTTCCACTCACCGGGTTTGAACTGGGCCTCACCCATTTTCATCTTCAAGCCTTTGCCTAAGAAGCCGGCTTGTAGGTTGTAGAGGTGCCCTGAATCCAGAAGCTGGTTAATCAGGGTGTTTACAGATTCGTTTAGCGGGCCAAGCAGGACACCAAAGCCAATGTCATAAAAAGAGCCATCAGGATTAGGAATAAAGCCATACTTGGTGTAATACTGGATTGGACGGATTTCTTGAAGTTTTCCATCCTCTCCGACTGAAACACACTCTTCATCGAATCTAGCGACGACTCGTAGAAGCTTTTTGCTGTAACGCTCAAATGTGACAATGTACGGTTCAGGGTATCCGTCACCGTCTTTGTCATAGTAGCAATGCTGCTCGACAATGAAGTACGGAAGTGTTTCATCTTGGCGGATAGCGACTGCTTGATCTTGTTCAATGTGGGCATGGGGTTCCCCTAAATCAACGTTCTTGTCAAAAATACCAGACATTTGACGAGATTTCAGGACGCGCTGTGGCATCATGATGATCTCAGAAATGCGGTCAGCTTCTTCTAAGTTCTTAGTCCAGTAGTTAACAACAAGATTCTTAGGAAAGACCAATTCACTGACATTCTTTTTAGTAATCGGACTGAAGTATGTCTTCTTGAATGCCATTCCAACAATAGGAAGCATAATCAGGAGTTTGTCCATGTCTTCTTCCCAGCCATCCATTTCATGGAGGATCTGGTACGACATGTACTTCCCAACCCGCTCTGCCCGGGTTTTCTTTTCCCCAGTGGGGTCAGAGCCCACAACAATAGTTTTTACAATATTGCCGTCTGAGGGAACGAGAGAAGGATAAGAGCGAGCATTGAACTGCATTGCAGCGGTGGACAGTAGGGGATACTTAACGTTTGCTGCGCCTGGCCATGGATAAGTCTTTTCCCGACGTACCTGTAGGGCTAGTTCTGTCCACTCTTTGGCGGCCTTATCCCACTCTGCACGGGAAAGTAGATCATGCTCGAAACCAGTAGAGACTTGCTCAGCAAGCTCCATTAACTGATCTTCTTTAAACTTCTTAATCAGGTTAGTGCTCTCTACCAGAGCACGCATGGATTCTTTAGTATCCACAGAGGGCTGATTTGCCATCATTCCCGAGGTTTGCTCTGGATAAATCATCGTAGTATTGTTCTTCCTCTTCTTCTGCTCGTGTTGGGGCTTCGATTAATGAATCTAACATTAGCCCCAAATAGGCGAATGCGTCAACTTGGTCATCTTTCGTTCCACGAGGAAACTTACAAAGTTCATCCTCGAAAATAGAGTACCAATCACCTGACTTATCAAACTTTACTGCTCTTGCCCTAACCCGGGCCTGTACTGACTTTGCCCTGGCAATCTTGTCTTTACCCCCGTGTTTCAGGGGAATAAGATTGATATAATTGCCGGTCTTGATCATCTCTTCTCGAAGGAACGGTCCAATTGCCTTGGACACCTGCATTTCTTCGATACCGACTAGCTCTGGGTTGTAGACTTTTTGTAAATTAAGTAGGGTGTCTACAATCTCTTTACCATCCAACCGCTCACGGATCACATTTCGTACATGGATAACTCTGTTCTCATCCACACCAGCAATAAGAAAAACGGAGTAGTCCGCTGTTTCTTTCTGGGAAATTGCCAAGTCCGCTGTGATATAATAGTTAAGCTTGGCTTTCTTGTCTTCCGAATGTTCAGCTACGAAGTCACTCTTTCGGAAGTAAGCAACACTTTCATCAATTGGGATGTTCAGGTATTCCTGAGAATATACATCCGCCAATCCGCGGTCAATAAAATCCTGTCTTTCGGACAAGAACCAATCTGCTTTGTATCGCTGGGGCCACAAGATGTACTTGAAATCATCTGAGTGGGCTCGATACTTAAGAGCTTTCCAACTGTTGGTTGCTCTTGGGTTGTACGTCTTTAGCTCTTCTACTACGGTATCTCTATCGTAGTCAGAGGGCATCAGGTTGTTCAGTAGGCTGTCTTCGTGTAGAATAGTCCCCACAATCCTAATGACGCCATTAACAGCCAGAGAAGGAACCAGAGCACCGTAGAACCAGCGTTTAAACTTTTGTCTACGTTCAGCGTTGAGAACGATTTCATCGTTTTCAAGGTCGTCTCCTACAATTAAATCGGGTCGTTTGTTGTTCCACTTTAAACCACGAAGTTTTTGTTCGGAGCCTTTGGCAGTAATACGGAACTGTTCTCCATCTGTGAAGGCGATAATCACATCGTCTTCGGTGTCTTTTAGAAACTCTTTGATCCCAAAGAGCTTGATAATTCTATCGTTGTCTGCTAACTCTTTCTTGATATCTCCCAGGAACTGAGTTGCCTGAGTGATGGTATCAGAAACAATTAGGGCATATTTCCTGTTGCGAAACAGTAGACACGCCAGTACGTAGGCCAAAGTAATTGCGGTACTTTTCGCATGTCGCCTCGGAGCGGCAATTGCGACCTTCGGGGCCTTGGATGTACATAAGTCCCACCATTCGGCGTGACATTCAGGGGATTCGACGGCTTGATCATAACTTTTTTGTAATAAACTTCCACTAAAACCGGCAATAATTTCACTTGTTAACTGCATATGTTACTTCAACATAACCCTTAAACCAGAATTTTCGCCAGACTTGATACCACTTCAATCGTTCTTTATTTTCTGGAGAAAACTTTTCAGTGATAATCTTATTGCCTACTCGGCGCTCAACACCCCATGATGGAACCCACCAAGGGGCTAGTCTACTTGATCGGAGATACCAGACAGGCTCGTAGCCTTTCTGCTCCCCGTTTTCAATCCATTCTTTTTGTAACTGGCAAAACCGTCGGATTGACCAGAACAGGCAATTCGAGTACATTATACTTTTTGCTTAAATCTACCGACGATTGCCTGGGCAAAATCTCCCATGTGTGGTGCAGCAAAGTAGAAAGCTAAGATCAGCATTACTGGTCCGTTCATCTGTTCAGCAGTACCGATTTGAACAGCAGCCAATTTATTTAGATTAATTGATTGCGTATCCCAGAAAATAGCAACGGAGGAAGCAGTAGTAGCAATAACGTATTGGGATAACCAGACACCTGTGATAGCAAGACTAATAAGCCTACGTGCAAGATTTTGGCCCTGCGTGGCTTCCATCCACTTAACAAGCATGGAGCGAGCTTCTGTCCGCTCCCTGGCGGCGGCATCCGCCTTCTCTTCAGAGGTGTAAACTAGCTTGTCAAGCCCTTCGCTAACAACATCAATTGTTTTGCTGATGGCTTCATCAGTGCCAAACAGTTTACCCCAGAAAGACATTATTTACCCTGCCCTGCAAATAAACCACATTTAGAGCAATTATTTTTTTCGTTCACGGCGACTAGTTTGATTTTTTAAAGAGCCATCTTTATTTCGGCTAAACGAACGGTTTTCTTTGGCGGGAACCACACGAAGATTTGATTTTGTCGTAGTGCCCCCTTTAGAGAGGGGTTTACGATGATCTACCTCTTTGCCATCCCCCTTCTTCACCAAACCCTCTTTTTCAGCCATACGACGAGCTTTATTCTGCTCCACACGCTTCTTTACTACTTCGGGCTTGGAGGTGTATTTGGCCACCTCTTTTTTGTAGTCCCGCTTTCCGTCGGTCATGTACGGCATAAATTACCGAACATTAAGTTGAATACTGAACGTAATTTCTTGTTCGGCTGGTTCAGGCATAATGTACCCATATACAACTTGTACAGAGGCTTTAATTCGAGCATTGATAAGGTACGTTCCTTTGTGTTCAGGGACATTTCCTGAGAGCATTACTGTAGTCTGATCCCCATAATTATGGCTAAGTTCCAGGGTGAAAGGCCCGGAGGAGTCTGTTGATAGGGTCCAACGAACATACTCGTTTAGCCCTTGAATTGTCCCAATTTGTTTTTGGTACAAATTCTCGTTCGGCCGTACTTGCAAAAATCCGGGACCATAAGATAAAATTGGATTCACAACTAGCATTCAAATCTCCTTGACTTCCACGTCTATAATTTCAGTATTAACTTTCTTCTTAGCAAACTTAGCGAACTCATTGGCCAGTTGCTTAAGAACTTCTGCTGTAGACTCATCCACTGTATGCGACTTACTATTCATTTCTTCCAGCTTGGTGGCTTGAGTCATCAGATTATTGGCGGCCTGGTTTGCGTCCCGCAGGCCCACGGGTTTTCTGATAATATCTCCGGTTTTTATGTTCAGAATGTACTCACCATTCTTAAGCCGATCTTCCATGATCGAAAGAGCGGTTTCTGTAATCTTACCAAGACGCCCTTGAAGTTCCTGGCGCTGCTCCTGCTTGGCCTCCTCCATGAGTTTAGGCCACCAATCTTTGGTTTTACGCCAATACCGAGCGGTCTCATAGTTGATACCAACCATTTCGGAGGCTAACCGCATATTCCCAAGAGAAACGTAAGCTTTGATCAGCTCCATTTTCTTCTCCATCGGGATTTCTGGGTAAAAACCGTTTGGTAATTTTGTGACTTCAGACATAAATTTTCATCCTATACATATAGTATATCACACTTTTTTGTTTTTGTCAAGTCTTTTTTTATAAAAATGCAACTTTTTTTAACTTTTTTTATAAAACCCCTTGACTTTTTACTAAATTTGTGGTATACTATTAGACATAGACTGGAAGAACGGGGACTCAACGGGTGGTTCCAGTCTTGAATAAGCACATACCACCGGGAAATCCACAGATGTGCAACGTGTCCTGAGAGCGTGTGGTGAAAACAGTCCAAGGTACAGTCTGGCTCCGAGGGTGATGTCCTTGATGCAGATGAAGGTTAATCCTCTTTATTGTGGGATGGCTAACCTTTGTCTTCACCAAGGGTGATATATGTAATATATCTACTGTAACACTACGTGTTACGTGTGATGTATAATAAAAACAATAAAAGTTAGTCTTATCTTCGATAAGAAGTCTATAGCCCCGGGAGCGTCAGCGACCCCCGGGGTTTTCTTTTTAGACCTATAGGACCATTGTGTAAAAACTATAAGAATTTTAGTATGGTGTATTACACCCCATCACCAACACAAGAATTTTCCCCCCACACCCCCTTGAAATTGGGGACAGAGTCGATTAATTGCTATATTTTATAGCATGATAAACCAACATTTATCAAATGAATAGGTGCTACCGTCTCCAGGGATAGAGATACCTAGGGGGGTATATACCCCACCCGGTACCGTATAAGGCCCCCCAAGCAAGGCCCATGCCAACTCGTCAGAGTTGACTCAAGTGGCACTAGCAAGCGTCGTGCCATTCCATCCTGTGCCCTTTCATCCCACCATGTGAGCACCCCCAGCAAAGCCCCTAGAAGGCTCGTAGAGCGTTTTTCTAGCGTCCAGGTACCCTACCCCTAGGGAAAAGTTATCTGCCCAGCCTGCGGCTGTTCACATGTTATCCACACCCGTTTTCATAGGTGAATCCACAGGTTGTTCACATGTTATCAAGCCTGTGGATAAGCTACATCCTGTTACAGAACACACACACTGTTACATTCCCAGGGTAAACCCCTATTGCATCCCCTGGCCTACGTGGTATCATGGCACGCCTAGCGCGCCTGGGCGCGTGCGTTACGCGCGTTCTGGACTATCGCGCGACGCGGGCGCAGACCAGGTTAGTGAGTACACACTTACGCTGTTACAAATTCTTACCATTTGTGGCGTCCAAACAACACATTAGTGTGCATAATGGGAACCGTCAGAGATGACATTAAATATCAACGCTCTTTAACACGGTTAATCGAACTGTCCTAGTTGGCAGGGTTCACAGGTAGCGGCGCATACCCGCTCGGTGGTAATGCCCCTGCGCTTGACTCGGGTTTTCAGTTCGATTATAGTGTGAGCACGCTCTTTAAAAACTTAATTGATGTATTCCCGCGTGGCGAAGGCCGCGAATGCAACCACACGGGTAACGCATACTGTGATACTAGCTATACGCTAGACGTTGACCTAGTAGCGAGAAGATTAACCTAGGTAATGCGCGATACCATAGGACAAACGGAAGGTTAGTTACGTGACTATGTGGGAGCATATGTCATGACTCTGCCCGGTAGAATGTTCTGGAGGATGCGAGCAGCAGGGTTAGTTAGAAACGTGGACGGCACTACAAAAATCGGTCACAGCTTTATCGGATACATGCATGGGTGGCACCATGCTAGGCGAGCACGCACATGGAAACACTTTTAACGTCGTGAGACTGTGACTAGATCCTTAGAGTGTCCGATTGATAAGATTAATCTCTTATCTAATACGTTCAATGTCGAGCGTATTAACCTAGGAGATTGAAATGCATTCGATGCAAGTGATTGCCGAGACTGGCTCCCGTCCGATGACGAAGGCACCGCTTCGGGTGGAATCCAGGGATGACAGGCTCGCCGGCACCATGCTGGCGGCGGAAGTCATGGCGTATGCGAAGGGTGGCCGCAGTCAGTGGCGTGCCTTCGCTATCCGCATCATCGACATGACAGTGGAAGCCCGCACCGTGTTCCTGAACACCATCAAGGCGGACAAGGCATCGATGACGAAGGCGCAGAAGGAGGCCGGCTTCGGTGAGAAGTTCGCGAAGGTGAACACGGCTTCCATGTCTGTCGAAGTGTCGAAGCTTCAAACCATCGCCAATGCATTCAACAGCGGTGGCAGTGTCGAGGGTTGGCGCGACTACGTGAACCAGAACCTGGACGACAAGAGCAAGCACGCCCAGACCGACAAGGAGATGTTGGAACATGCGGGCTATGACACGCTCGTGGCCTATGCTCGGACGTTCTCGCAGTCCAAGGCCGGCCGAAAGGCGGATACCCTGGCGGTGAAGCTTGCCAAGTTTCTCAAGAACAATGCCCCGAGTCAGGATGCTGACGCCACGGAGCAGCGGCTGTACGAGACTCTTGTCGAGATCAGCAACAAGGCGAACGAGGTCTGATCCCCTCCCCTTCCCTTCCCCTGGCAACAGGGGATTAGTTCTGTTAATGGCTCGCCCTGTTACTGGGCAAATGTAAACCCTGGTTCGATGGGCTGTGAGGCCAGGGCATTAACGGGACTAATCCTCTGTGTCATGGTGGCACAGTCAACCGGAGCATTAACATGCTTAATTACATGAAGTTCCCCCGCCTCGTGCGCAGCGAGGCACACACCAGCGAGAAGCCTGTCGTCTACGGCGAGCGCGGTCACAGCTACTGTCGCCCCTACTACGCCAGCGTCTACACCAAGCAACGCCGGAAGGTCGATCATGCTCATGTCCGCGCGTGAGTTGCTCGACGGTCTGCGCGATAGCGTAGGCTTGCTCGACGATGAGGCACTGCGGCAGATCATGGATATTGCCGAGTGTGAGATTATCAACCGCATGGCCCAAGAAGCGGGCTATGCTTACATGGAGAATGAGGAATGACCGAAGCTGATGGGTATGAGATGCTTGTGGCACGCTGTAAAGCGTTGAAGCAGATCGCACTGGAGTGTTTCTTGGAGCTTTGCTCGCCGTTGGATGAGAAAGCATGCGAGCGTCGGCTGGAAGAGGCAATCAACAACTACGCCCCGGGTTGTGGGCATCGTGTGGAGAACTAACATGATTAACAAGGTTTATCGGCCCACTTCGATGGGCGCAGCGCTGGCGATGGCCGCCATGAAGGTCGATCATCAACAGCCGGGCAACTGGGTGGCACGCCGCACGCTCTACAATGCGGAGCACACCAAGCTGGGTGTCACTGCCGATCAGAGTGGCAACGCGAAGCTGAAGTACAGCACCGCCAAGAAGCTGGAAAAGGCCGGCATCCTGTAACCTAACCGCGACCGTGGTGTAATTGGTAGCCACAGCAGACTTAAAATCTGCCGGAGTAATCCGTATGGGTTCGAGTCCCATCGGTCGCACCAGTCCTTTAATGGAGCTAATCATGTTTGATTTGTTTCGCCCGGAGCAGTTGAACACCAATGGAATGCGGCACCACTCTGAGTGGAGTATGTGGCATTGGTGCAATGCAGCCGCTAATCAGAAGCTCGGGCCACGGTACGTGTCAGTGTGCCGTGGAAACGCTTATCGCAACGCCTTGAAGTTCGGTCTGCGGCCGGAGTTTGCCCAGGAATTTGCCAATCAATAAAGGAGTTAATCATGGACCGCGTTCGTGAAGTTCTCGAAAAGATCATCTGGATGGAGAACAGCCCTTGGTATAATGTGTGGCAGTATCTCCGGAATACCGGGTATTCGGATGATGAGATCCGGCAGGCCGTCAAGCTTTATCACGAGGAGGTTAATGATGAGTGACGTATTCGCGTGGCACTTTGTCGGTGACACCCTGCGCAACGGAGGGCCCGTTCCTGCTGACGGAGTGAAGCTGATTCACACCGGGCCAGTCGTGCCGTGCCAATCTGGCCTGCACGCTAGTCGTGAGCCATTCGACGCCCTGCGATACGCGCCCGGCCCGGTCTTGTGCCTCGTCAAATGCGGCGGCGTCATCGTCCATCACGGCGACCCGGAGGAAAAGATCGCGTGCAGCGAACGCACCATCATCGCGCGGATGGACGCGACAGAGATGCTCCGCTACTACGCGCGGATGCAGGCGCTGTCTGTGGTGCATATGTGGTCACCGCCGGATGTAGTGCTCGACTACCTCATGACCGGCGATGAGTCAATCCGGGCTGCGGCGAGGGACGCGGCGTGGGCTTCGGCGAGGGCTGCCGGCGGTGCTGCGGCGTGGGCTTCGGCGAGGGACGCGGCGTGGGACGCGGCGTGGGCTTCGGCGTGGGACGCGGCGAGGGCTTCGGCGAGGGCTGCCGGCGGTGCTGCGGCGTGGGACGCGGCGTGGGCTTCGGCGAGAAAAGACTTCAACGCTTTGGTCTATGGCATTTAGCAAAGGATTGCAAATGGAAGCGCGTTATGCTGTTTACTCACCTGATTGCACTGAAGTGATTGGGTATGTTTCTGTTCCCAAGAATCAAGATCCATACGCGGAAGCGTCAATGGCTCTTGACAAGGCAATTAATCTGTTTAAAGACCACGTTGCCGTGGCACCTACTACCGAGCACGTCCAATAACGGATGTATCGGTATCTCGCCTGGGTGGCTTCGGCCACCCTTTTCTTTTTCCTCCTAATTAATTGGAGTTAATCATGCTAATCGAAGCACGACGTATCGACAACAACACGTATGACCTGTTCCTAGGTACCCAATGGGGTGACTGGGTTAGGGTTCGTCAAGGTCGATCATCGACATACAGGCTGGCGGGTATGCGCGTTGGGCATGACCTGCTGCGTTGGCTGCATGGCGTGCTGGCGCGAGACATGCCTATCACGTATGGGCAGGACATAAACACCATGATCTGCAACAATAACGCTATTATTGCGAGCCGATAAATGGAATTCAAACCTTGGCCAAAAATCATCCGACTCGAAAAAAAGAGGCCGGCGGTTTTCACAGAAAAAATTGACGGCACAAACGCTTGTGTGGTGATTAGTGCTGAAGATCCTGGGGATCTACGTTGTCAGTCTCGCACGAGATTCATTTCCCCAGAAGACGATAATTATGGGTTCGCTAGATGGGCAATGGAAAATTACGAAGAATTATTAAAATTAGGCCCCGGTTACCATTTTGGTGAGTGGTGGGGAGCTGGGATTCAGAGAGGATATGACCAAACTGAGAAGAAATTCAGCTTGTTTAACACAAGGCGGTGGGGAGAACACAATCCAGAAACTCCAAAATGTTGTTCGGTGGTTCCAGTAATTCATGCGACATCTTGGGAGGAAGCCCGTAATTTTCTTATTCAAAATGGGAGTTTGGTGGCCCCGGGATATATGCGGCCGGAAGGGGTTATGATGTATGAACCCGACACGGATACTTACTTTAAAATTATTATTGATAAATGAATGGACACCACTGCGCTGCTTGCGGCGATGATGTGGTTCCTGCGCGTTGGAATCTTGGTCATCATCTGTGCCTTAGCTGTGGAGAACGCCAAGCAAAAGAACATCGTCATTGCATAGTACCAATGCCAAAGTCCAACTATATCGTTGTGACTGATTATTCGTTATTAAAAGGTCTTAATTCCTCGCACAAAGGAACGAAATGAGTTTCAAACCCTTCTATGTGCACCGGTACAGTGCCCCTGGCAAATTGCCCAACCGGGAGCCGCGTGCATTTACAGCATTAATCAGTCCCAAGAAGGACGATCATACGTCGGTGCTGGTGCAGGTTACCTTCTGCAATCCCAAGGATCAATTCTGCAAACGTATCGGGCGCGAAATGGCTGCGCTTACGGAAAAGAAACCCATCAGAAAGAAGGATCTTCCGCGCTTGCTTGGTGCGCTATGCGAAGTGTGCAACTTCGACGAGGATGAGCACAATTTTTACTACGTCTGGAAATACGTGGTATGATCTCACATGAGATTATTGTTGTTAAACCGCCGCACACCTACAATTCGTCGAACTGGACCAACCGAGGGCGGCCGAATCCAGACATCAAGTCTCAAGCCGACCTAGACAAGTGGCGGGAAAAGTTCGGCATCCAGGTTGGTGACTACGTTACTTATCGGACACAGACTCTCTCGGGAGCGGACGTTGCCTATGCTGTACTGAAAGTGGAGAAAATCCAGGATAATTTTGAACAGATGACCATCAAGAAGTATGGTCCGCATCACCCTGAACTCCTGTATCTTGTCTCGCTAAAGGGGATGGCCCGTTGGGATGACATCCAATTGGTCCGTCGCATTACTGAGAATGAGTACATTAACGTGGTTAAACCATACCTTGATCAGCTACGCAATCATAGTGAATCACCCGCGTGACCAGAAGGAAACGCGGACACACTTCGATCCCAAAGACCCTAACTATAGGGAACTAGTCCTCGCTAGGCACGTCAAGGCCAATCGTTTTGTAGCCGGACATCGTGTTAAGCAGCGAGGGACATCTAACAGAGGAACCGTCAGTCACGTAGAAACCGATCATACCAAAGTTAACTGGGTTAATAACAAACCCTTCTTCCTCGAAGTAGACTTCGACTCTGGTGTAACCAGAATGTGTATTCCTTCCCAATTGAAACGGAGTAAATAATGACGACACCTCGTCGATATGCTGTAGTGCAGATTCTTCCACAGTTCAACTTTGTTGTACGAGATCGTGACCGGGGCCTGGCTGTCCAAAGTTATGTACAGCAGGGCCGTGATCAAAGCTGGATGGGAGAAATTACGGCGGATACAATGGTTGTTTGGTGTGACAATCGGCGGGATGCTGAGATCACGCTGGACTATATGCAACGCACTAACCGGAGGAACTCTTACGCCCTTTGCAAAGTAGAGGAAGTGACCTATGTCCCAGAAACCCCGAGTGTTCGTGCTGAATTTACTGACCAAGGACTGATGCCCGTATGATTCGCCTTTTCTCCGCTATTTACGATGATTTCCATCCCTTCCATCTGATTAATGGAGTTATTGATACTGCACACAGCAGTAACCCGGATCTGTTGCGAGAAGACGACGTTCTAATTGTCTGGGGTGGTGGTGACATCAGCCCCGCCCTATACAATCGAGGTCGATCACGATACACTCACGCGATGGACACGCTCAGTCAACGTGACAGGATCGAGTGGGACCTGATGCGACGTGCCAAAGAGATCGGTATTCCCATCATTGGTGTGTGCCGTGGGGCGCAGATGTTGTGTGCCCTGGCTGGAGGCTATCTCATCCAACACGTTGACAATCACATGGGGATGCACGACGTGCTCACTTATGACAATAAACGGATTAATGTCAACAGCATCCACCATCAGATGTTGTATCCGTTTGAAGTTGAGCATGAAATGATTGCTTGGTCGGATCGAATCCGGAGTGCTGTGCATTACGATGTGGATGTCGATGTGGAGATGCCTATCGAACCAGAGTTCGTGTACTTCCCACAACTCAAAGGCTTTGCCATTCAATGGCATCCGGAGATGATGGACGAAAATACTCCTGCCAATCGGTATGTGATTAACTACGTTAACGAAAAGCTGCAACAATATGCCACAGTTGATTGAGTTCCTCAAAAACTGGGAGATCCAGCCTGCTCTCACAAAGCCGGACGCCGAATACTGTTTAGGGGGGAGGATTGCGGAATGCTGTGGCAGCCAGCTAGTGGAGGATCTCACCATAGATCGCAGGAACAAGGGAATTACTCTGGCGATTAATGCCCATAAAACCAAAGTACGAAGCACCTCGTATCAAAAAATCCAGTCTTTTGAAATTGATGGTGTCTGGTTTAACTTCAAACTGAATCGGAGAGAGTATGAAGATTAAGAGCTGTCACTTTGATGCTCTTCGGACTATTCCTGATGCAGGGTGGTACTGCACCACTCAAGAGGAATACGATAGCTATGCTCGGATTAATGGTGGGAAGATATTCGGGTGCGAATCTTTTGAGAGGCTATGCGAAACCTATACGGAAGCATACGAACGTACACATCCGGGGGGAAAAAAAACCTATGACGACCTGCTGGCGATGAGTAAAGCCGGCTTCAAAAGCGCGTATGTGGATGCCAAGAAAGATAACGAGACACACATATTTATTCTCACTAATATCCAAGAGGCTACGTTCAAGAGATTCATGCAAGAGTTTGATCTTTGGAAGTACAAGGTGTTTGAGACAGACTGGGCTGGGAATAGCAACTACCCAGAGCGCAAGGTCTACCATTGCTTGAAGGCGTTCATTTTCCATTACAAGGATTAATATGCGTAAATTCGTAATTGGTGCTGATCCCGAGTTGTTCCTGCAAGATGCTGCTGGTGCTTACATCGCAGCGTGTGGACGTATCGGAGGCTCCAAGAGCAACCCGATGCCCCTCCCTATCGGGGATGGGTTCGCTGTGCAAGAGGACAACGTGGCACTGGAGTACAATGTGCCCCCTTCCCAGGACAAGGAGCAGTTCGTTAATACCATTAATCGGGCGATGTCCTACCTGACAGATATGGTGCAGCAGAAAGGGTACAAGTTCGCTAGTACCTCGGCTGTTTCCTTCCCAATGCAGGAGTTGCTGCATCCTGCCGCAATGCAGTTCGGGTGTGACCCAGACTTCAATGCTTGGCTTGACGGTAAGGCTAATCCGCGACCTGCTGCTACGGATAGGCGACTGCGTACCTGCGGTGGACACGTCCACGTTGGACACAAGTTCAAGTCCCGTAAGCAAGCCTTTAACTTTGTTAAATACCTTGATCTATTCCTCGGTGTACCGAGTACCCTGTTGGATGAGGGGGATCTGCGTAAGAATCTGTATGGTAAAGCTGGCGCCTGCCGAATCAAACCGTATGGAGTGGAGTACCGCAGTCTTTCCAACTTCTGGGTGCTTGATCCTGTGTTGACTGCCTGGATTTGGGACGCAACTTCCGCTGCTATGGAGGCATGGCATAATAAGACTATTAATGTGGATGTTCTTGCCGACGATATTCAAGGTGTTATCAACAACAATGACAAGGCGGGAGCCCGCCTGCTGATTGAGTCACTTCAACTGCCTATGCCACAACATGCTTGAGACATACACGCACGAGAACATGCGGGACTTCGGTCCTCGCTATCTGGACACCTACGGGTTCCTAATTAAATCGGATAATCAAAAGCGTCTGATCTACATCCGGGAGAATACCCGGGATGCTGTGTACTTCAATACGGATGACGATGGTATGCTCTTCCACGCAAACATTGACTCTAATGTGATGTTTGAGTTTATTCAGGTGGACAGGGGATACTTCACCGGAGAGGATTCCTCGGTATACTACATGAGTCGAATTCCAGCACGACAGTGGAAAAGGGGTATTAGCCGAAATAATACCAGTATCCAGAAGCTGACTGCTCTCGGTTTGATTCCACAGAAATTGTCTCTGCGGCTTCTTGCAGGTATCTTTGGAAGTCCCCAGACGTACCAGTATGCCGATGTCGATCCCACTGCTCCAACAGTTGCCTTGTCTAAACACTTCGCAATGACTCAGGGCGCGGTCTACTTCTATGCGACAGAGATCGGCACGGTCGATCACACCACGAGGGTACTCTCAATTGACCCCTCTTTCAAAGTTACACAGGAACTTAATGATGTTATTCATCGGAACGGATTCCCGTACCGTGTGGAGGAGCTGAATGCCTGACACCATCTGTATGCGCTACGGGCTAAAGCCGGTATCTCCCTGGAAAACAAGCAAAGCGACCCGGCGAAATCCCCCGGACCCATCCCTTATCTACGGAGTCGAGCTTGAGATTGAGGGCTGCCGGCCCGACATGCAGACTCCGGGGCTAGACGTAACGGAAGATGGTTCTCTCCGCAATAGCGGATTGGAATTCATTACGAAGCCCATGACCTACAGCAACCTAGTGTGGGCTCTGGACACATTCTTTTCCCACAATGACTGGTTGGGCCCCGCTAATTACAGCGAGCGATGCTCAGTCCATGTCCACACCAATGTGCAGGATCTGACTGTGGAACAGCTAGCCTCTATTAGCATGATTTATCAGGTGTTTGAGGGGGTGCTGTTCAACTATGCCGGTATGGATCGGCGACGTAATATCTTCTGTGTTCCCTGGGCGGAAACACAATTGAATTACCGCTCCATTACGAAGATGCTAAACAAGGAGGACGTAGTGTTCCATGACTGGCAGAAATACACTGCCCTAAACCTGCTTCCGGTAACTTCGCTGGGCACCATTGAGTGGCGGCATCTCCCCGGAACCAACAACAAGGAACTCATCTATGAGTGGTGCCGTCTAATTGGGCACATTTTTCATCTGGCCCGGAATCTTCCCTTTGAACAGGTGAAGAATCTTTTCATTGACTTGAACACTACCTCACACTACTTTAGTGTCATGCGGGATGTTTTCCGAGAAGATGCAGAATGCCTACAAGGAGCAGATGTGGCGGCTTTGATGGAGAACGGTGTCTTGAATCTGAAGTACGCCCTGTTGAATAACAAGATTAAACCAGGGGTGCAGGTCAGTAGAAGCACCACGCAGATGATTAATGAGCTTAGGGCAAATTACCCCGAGCTGTTCGAGGATGTGGTTCCGCCAGCGCCGGAACCGGCCGACTTCCTCGACCATGACCAAGCTATCGTAAATAATTTGGAGGTAGAGCTGTAATGTGTGGCATCGTTGGAATGGTTGCTAGTTTCCAGAATGGTTTCAGCACCAATGAGCAGAAGATGTTCAAAGATATGCTGTTTCTTGATACCCAGCGTGGATGGGACAGCACCGGAGTATTTCTTGTGGAGAACAACAGCAATGTGCACATTCGCAAGGCTGCTATCCATGGTCCTGATTTCATTCAGCATAGGGAATACCAGGCCCTAGAGCGAAAGGGCTGGTCTACCGGGATGTTCATGGTGGGGCATAACCGGGCTGCTACTCGGGGCACAGTTAATGACACTAATGCCCACCCTTTCTGGGTAGAGGACAAGATTGTGCTGGTGCAGAATGGCACGTATATCGGCAGCCATAAGCACCATAAGGATGTCGAGGTGGACTCCGAAGCAATTGCACATGTTCTTGCGGACCACGACAACATCGAGGAGGCTCTACAAAAGATTAATGCCGCTTATGCTCTGGTGTGGTATAATGTCAAGACGAAATCACTGCACTTGATTCGGAATAACGAGCGGCCCCTGTGGATTGTTGAGACCACGGACGGCGGATATCTGTTTGCATCCGAGTGTGAAACGATCCTCTATGCCGCAAGCAGGGCTAAGGTGAAGCTTAAGGACCACGTTCAGCTACTTACCCCGGGTGAGCTGCACACCTTTACAATTGACGGGCGTCAATGGAAATACGAGGTGGGTCCGCTGGACTATAAATTTCAGCACCAACACGCTCCTGCCAGCACAGAATACGACGAGGATCTCACCCACTGGCAAAACTACAGGCAGTACATGGGAACGGGCTCATACCGCCATGACTACAGTCCTCCAGTGGACCTTAACACGGTTAGGCAAGCAGTAGAGCATTCCACCCGGAGCTACAACGAGAAGACTCTATACGATTACATTATAGAAAATAAATTTGAGGAGTTCCGGGTAAGCGACGCAGAAGCCGACGAGATAAAGGAGCTGTTCCGCGTCAACAAACCCGACACAGTTCTGGTTGAGTTCACAGACTATGTGCAGTTGTATGACGATCCAAAGAATCTACAATGGCTTGTGTATGGTTCTATGGTTACGTCAGATCCCAGCAAGCCTAGCCCGCTAGTCTATTTGCGGCTGCAAAGAGTAACGGAGATCGAAGCCTTGAACTTCACCAGTGTTTCCTTGTATCAAGTAGAACCAACAAGCGGAGTGGTTCACCACACAGTTACTCCAACAGAGGGAGAGAAATACAATCTAGTGACTCTCTTCTGTACGCACCCTGTTCCTGTCCTCACAACGGAAGTTAAACAACTTGAATGCCACTAATGTACACCAAACCCTTCTATATCGTTGTCAACCCCCCTGGTAGTAAGTTTGCCAAAGCACTACAATCCGCCCTCAAGGAGCGGGTAGTTAATTCTGTTTATCGGCGGCGAACTGCAAAGCAAGGTCGATCATTCTTCCAAGTAACTCAACAGGCGCTGGATAAAGTTGAACAATTCCATCGCTTCCAACTTGCAGCGGTATCTTGTCCTAAGTTTTGCATTTCTGCTGCGGATATTGAGCATCTTTCTGCTAAAACTGTATTTGCACGCACCCTTGTTAACTCGACGAATGGCCGGGGGATTGTTCAGTTTGAGCCGGGCATTGTGGACGTACCAATGGCACCTCTGTATACGGAATACATCCCCAAGAAATCAGAGTACCGCTTCCATGTCTTCGGAGGAGAAGTAATTGATGTACAGCAGAAAAGAAAGAAGCACGGATTTGAGTCCACTCGTGATACTCGTATTCGCAATGTTAACAATGGTTATGTCTATTGTCGTGATGGGATTAATCCTCCTAATGGCGCTGCCGATCTGGCTATACGTGCAGTTGCGGCATGTGGCTATGAGTATGGCGCTGTGGATCTCATCTACAATGAGAAGCGGGATCAATGCTATGTCCTGGAAGTCAATTCGAGGCCGGGGCTCATGGGTACAACGCTTGAAAAATACGCAGAAGCACTGATTAACATGTATAATCTGAGGAGTAAGTGATGCGCTTTAATCATGGGGATGTCATTGGTGAGATTGATAATCTTCCGGGATGTAGCCAAGTTGCAGTGTTTCATTCTGTTTTTGTTCCTTCGGGACAACGGGGTAAAGGATTGGGGAGAGTTGCTCACGCAGAAAGACTTGTAGAAGCGGAAAATTTAGGGTATGATATCTGTTTATGCACAGCACAGCTAAGTAACACCGCACAAGTTCGTATTCTTGAAGAAAACAAGTGGGAATTAGTAAAATCCTTTACCTCCACTAAAACAGGTAATCTTGTTGGAATTTTTATTAAGGGATTGTAATGCGCTGTCAATGCTGTAATCGAAACCTCAGTGACTATGAGTCGGTGCTAAAGCATCCTGTCACTCTGGAGTATCTGGATATCTGTGTTAAATGTCTTAAAGACATTCCGATTCAGCCAGTGGAACCAAAGGACAAGGTGAACACCACCTCTTATGATGATTTTGAAGAGGATGAGGATATCAATGATCTCTTCTATGGGGAGGATGAAGATGAAGATACTCTGTAAGCTGGCACATCCTTTTCGGCCATTCCTCGGTTATGATTATGTGACGGGCCGAGGGCGGTATGGTCCCGAAGAAGACGAGTGGCATAACACGAGAGCATATAGTATGTTCGCTGCGTGCTGTGGTGCGAATTACGTAGAGGAAACCGGCGAGAAGACCAAAGTAACTACCGGTAAGGGTATCATGGTATACGCCGGACACGTTGGACGAGGACGATCACGCACGCCCAAGAACGAATATAAACACATTAATACCAAGAACGGTCCTCTGACGGTAGCAATCAGGAAGGAATTGTAATGGCTCTGCGTCATGGTAGCCTGGACCAGTATGTCCAATATTGGTATTCCCGGCAGTCTGGTACCCAGTACCAGCTCAATAGTGACTTCAAACCCAATACTAGTGACACATACATTGCTATCTCCGGGTTAAATCAAGATGAGCACCGGGAGAACTTCATACGTATTCTTAAGGAGAAGGGGGCTAATTTCCTGTATATCTCTCCACCGGCAATTAATACGAATTATCGGCACGAACCCGCTAGGAATGTTCTTATGATCTTTGAATTTGAGGAGGTTAATGATGAGTGACAAGTACCAGGCGCTGCGGGCCGAGCGCGATGCGCTGCGGGAGGACGCGGAGCGGTATCGGTGGCTGCGCTCCCGCCGCAGCCTTGATTTGCGCACAGACGGAACCCACTGGACAGCATCCGATGGCACTCGGTTTGTCTCCACCCACTACCTAGCGGCAGACGGCACGCAACACGCGCCCGCACCATCACTAGACGCCTCCATCGACGCGGCCATGGGGGCATGGGAACGCAGGATGGAAAGGGGATATTAATATTGCTAATTATCACTATGAGTCTTGTCCACGATGTGTAGCAAACGGTAAAGATAGCCGGGGGGATAACCTTGTTGTATATGGCAATGGGCATTCTCACTGCTTTGCTTGTGGATTCCATGTATACCCCAAATTCTTTCAACGCATTGAGGCTAAGCCAGATGTCGCAAAAAGTCTGTTACCTTTTGACTTCACCAGAGAAGTCCCAGCAAAAGCCTGGGAATGGCTCCTACAATACGGACTCCCATACACCTACTGGAAAGAATATACCGGCTATTCTGAAGCCTTCAACCGACTCGTATTCACGGTCGGTTCCCCGATGGCCTTTTCCATCGGAAGATTTCTGGGAGAACCAGACAGACGCACCCGAAAGTGGTACGTCTGGGGGGACTGCCACCGACACACAGAAGTTGTCGGAGAAGATCAACGATCCGATCGAATTGTGGTTGTCGAAGATGTAGTATCACTACATAAAGTAGGTCAAATTAATACCACTATTTGTTTATTCGGGACTGCTTTTCATCCCTGTCATTACTATTACCTGAGACAAGCAAATAAACCTGTTGTTCTATGGTTGGATAAAGACCAGGAACTAAACGTAAAGAAGAAAGCATTACAGTTAGAGAGTATTATTGATAATCCAGTCAGTATTATCTCTACTGATAAAGATCCTAAATCTCTAACCTTTAAGGAAATTAATGAAAATCTCTCCAATGTCGGTGGAATTGGTTGATCACATGGGTTCTGATCTTAGCGTCGTTAACGCGGCCCGAGTATCTTTTGCTAAAGAAAGCGACTGGGATTATAGTCGGGACAGTATTGGTGAACTATCTGAAAAAGACTGCAAGTTAATCAATTATCTTGCACGACACAACCATTGGACTCCGTTTGCACATGCTTTCCTGAGCTTCCGCATCAAAGCTCCTATCTTTGTTGCACGACAGTTAGTGAAACATCAGGTCGGTTTAGCGTGGAATGAAGTCAGTAGACGGTATGTTGACGACGAGCCAGAATTCTGGTTCCCTAATGAGTGGCGAGGTAAGCCAGAGAATGCAAAACAAGGCAGTAGCGGAGTAGTGGATGACGCCCAGCCTAATATGTTGATTTCCGCACGAGTAGGCACTCAAGTGCAAGAAATGTGTTTTGTGTATAATGATCTTCTTGATGCTGGCGTTGCCCCGGAACAAGCACGTATGGTACTGCCACAAAACACCATGACTGAGTGGATTTGGTCGGGCTCATTAGCGGCCTTCTGTCGCGTTTGTAAGCTCCGCCTTGATCCCCATGCCCAACAAGAGACTCGTGAGCTTGTAGAGGGCATTAAAAGCCATCTAGAGGCATTGTTCCCTGTGTCCTACAAAGCTATGCTGGAGAACTAATGTGAGTTGTGCTCCCCTAGGAATGGCCCCTCCGGAGCCCCCTCCAGAGCTTCAGAAGAAAAAAAAGCTTGACAAGAGTACCTAAAGTGTGCTAAACTATTGGCTTCTTTAGCTTTCGTGCTTGACACGTAATTCCAACTGTTGCTTAGAAACAACGGGGGGTAAGGGGGGGTTTGTCATTTCTTAGGGTGAAATATATTGGTAATACCTGAAAAACAATTAATAGTATTATTGTTATCTAAAGATAACTATAGTAAATATAAAGACTTAGTTAATTTAGATTATATCAAAGAAACATATAGGGAATTAAGTTATTTATATTCATCTCTATTTGAATTACATGAGAAATTCCCAGACAATGACTTAACGATTGATGAACTGTCTGCCTACTTCTGGGTTAAGTATCCTACGGCAGACAAGACCATCTACGATGGAATGCTTGAAAGCCTCTCAGAGCTTCGCATTTCACCGGAGGTAGGGCAGGGTATCCTGCTTGAGATTAAAACGCGCAGCGGGGCTCTGAAGCTGTCTGAGAAGGCTTATAAGGTGGCCCAGGGCATCGAGACAGTGCAGGATCTCCAAAGTTACTACACTGAAGCGTTCGAGAAGGTCGATCATACCCAGCAAGAAGACTCATTAACGGAAATAACTACCAACTTAGAGGATATTCTTGACCAATCCTACAAAGACCAAGGACTCAGATGGCGACTTGACTGTCTTAACAAGAGTCTTGGCTCGCTTAGAGAGGGCGATTTCGGATTTATATTCGCTAGACCCGAAACTGGCAAAACTACCTTCCTCGCAAGCGAGATTACACAGATGCTCATGTCTAATACACGACCTGCGGTATGGTTCAACAACGAGGAAGACGGCAAGAAAGTAATGCTTCGTATCTATCAAGCATACTTCGGTATCGAGCTTGATAAGTTACTGGCAAATGCTAGATACTTCAACGAGAAATTCAACGAGGAAACAAATGGGAATTTCAAACTTTTTGACTCGGCGATCATTGGAAAAGGCGATGTGGAAAAGATCGTGGCGAAGTACCAACCAGCACTCGTTGTCTACGACCAAATCGACAAGATCCGAGGATTCGCCGCTGACCGAGATGACCTTCGACTTGGAGCAATTTATCAATGGGCTAGAGAGTTGGCTAAAAACTCACATGCCGCCATCGGAGTATGCCAAGCTGACGGAACCGCAGAAGGAGTACGTTACCTCACTATGGAGCACGTTGCCAATGCTAAGACTAGCAAGCAAGCTGAAGCAGACTTCATTCTTGGACTTGGGAAAACCCATGACCAAAACCAAGAATACGTAAGATTTATTAATATCAGTAAAAACAAATTATTTGGTGACAAAGACAGTATTCCTGATCTACGTCACGGCAGATTTGAAACGATTATAAAACCGGAGATTGCACGTTATGCAGACATCATTAAATTTGAGTGATTGTAAAATTTGGAAATTTTGCAAAGATAAAGATGGATATGGCCTATGTAAAAATTCACAGGGTAAAACTGCTAGGGCTCATCGTGAAGCTTATAAAGCTAAATACGGAGAAATCCCGAATGGGAAAATGGTGCTCCACCGATGTAATAATCCATCCTGTGTAAATTTAGATCACCTATATTTAGGGGATGGATATGATAATATGCGAGATCGCAAACTAGCGGGCAACAATACTGGTTGGAAAGGATATGATAGGCGTGGTACTAAAAATCCAAGAGCCATCCTAAGTGATGACGATATTGCTTATATTAAAGCAAATCGCAAATATGGTATGGGTAAAATACTTGCTGCTAAATTTAATGTGAGTGTTGGTCACATTCGTAGATTATGGTGCAAAGTTTGAGGTAATGATTGAACCCACCTTTGCAAGATACAAAGACATTATCAGATTTGATTGACAACCTGGAATTTGCTTTACAAAATGATCTGGAGCATGGCGTCAAATGGTTAAATGAAGAAGCTGCCCAAGAATTTGTCAGGAAATATCCCAATGTCAATGATGCTATCGCAGATATTCTTGAATGGGCGACACTAAATGATTTATGAGTAACATCCTAGTATTTGACGTTGAAACTTCCACACATAACAAAGGACATCCTTTTGATCCGCTTAACCGACTCATCAGTTATTCTTGCCTTAGCAGTAATGGCATCGTGTTTAAATATTACACTGACCCTGATTTTATTTCCTTTCTTAGTAGGGCAGTGGAGCGTGCTGATTGCCTCATTGGGTTTAATATCAAGTTCGACATCCACTGGCTTGCTAATGTGGGTATTAAGCTCCGAACTAACCACAAAGTCTGGGACTGCCAATTAGCGGAATTTATCTACACTGGGCAGGAGCACAGGTTTGCATCGCTTAATGACACTTGTAAAGAATATGGTCTACCAGTTAAAACAGACTTGGTGGCCGAATACTGGAACCAGGGTGTCAGTACCGAAAACATTCCACTGTCCATTCTCAAAGAGTACAACTGCTGGGACGTGCAGCTTACAAAAATGCTCTTTGACGTACAGCAGCGAATGCTCTCTGAAAAACAGAAAAGATTGGTCTGGTTAGAAGGTGAAGACCTCAAGACCTTACAAGCTGCCGAGTGGGCTGGTGTTAAGTTTGATACTGCTAAAGCAGATGAGAAGGTGGCTAAGTACACATCTGATATTAACGGTATTGAGCGTTTGCTTAATGGCTATCTTCCTGATGGGATTCCTGAAGGTGCTTTCAATTACGATTCTGGAGATCATCTAAGTGCCCTCCTCTATGGTGGCGAAATACAATTTAAATGGGCAACCGAAAGTCCGGCCGTATACAAAACTGGTGAGAAGGCGGGGCAAAGCTATATTCAAAGACGATGGTTTACTACAGCCATTCCGTTTGACCAACGTTTTAAACCGCTGGAGGGGACAGAGGTTAAGAAAACGGCGGAGGATCCAAGTGCCACTACACGCTTTTACCAGACTGACGCTCCGACGCTCAAGCAACTTAAGAGTCGTAAGAAAGAAAATGGGGTACTTCTGGAACTACTTGCTGAGAGGTCCGGGAAAATCAAGGTCGTGGAAATGGTTGAAAGCATAAAGGGGAAGATTAAAAACATGAATTGGCAAGATGATCTAATCCATCCGCAATATAATCAAAATGTGGTCATCACCGGCCGACTTAGCTCATCTGCGCCTAACATGCAGAACACCCCTGTGGAAGTAGACGAGCTACTCGTGAGTAGGTATGCTGATTAATGCAGACGTAAAAAGCCTTGAGATCTTCGTAGCAGAGGATAGGTACAAAGATGACGTATTACACACAGAACTTTCTAACAAACTGGATCTCCATGCGCTCAATCAAGAGCGATTCAAACTACCGACTAGAACAATCGCTAAAATCTTCATCTTCAAGCTTTGAATAAAGGCCGCTAATACAGTAATGTATTAGTTGAAGGGTGTGAATTCGGGGGAACTCCAGACCGGACAATCCCGAGCCAAGCAAAGGAAAATAATTATGCAGTGTACAGACTGTGGTGTTGTCCTTCAACGTACTGGAAGAAACCAGAAGCGTTGCAAGCCCTGCGCAAAAGCAAAACAGAAGCAGCAGATTAAAGAATGGACTATTAAGAAAGGTCTATTCAAAGGTGTGGGGCGGGGCAGTAAAAGGGGGCCGGATGCTTCCGGCTACCGCCATGGTTTGTCAGTATTCCAGCGACTTGCAAGAGAACGTTTGGAATATCTTAATTATTGTTGTGAACGATGTGGTACAGATATCGACGCCTCCAAGCGAGGAACTTGGGCAGGGCACCACAAAGATCACAACCGGACCAACAATGTTGATAGCAATCTGGAGGTATTGTGCAAGCGATGCCATCAAATTGAACACAAGTGTTGGAACTCCTTTGAAGGTGTAACGACTATCTCGAAAGAGAGTACACAGGAGACTGTGGAAGCGCACCCCACCCATGCAAATGGGTGATGATATAGTCTGCTCTGCATGGGAACATGCAGCTAACATATAGGATTATACGGAGCATCTGCATATGGCTATTCGATGGATTCAGACTTTATCGACGTTGGCTTTACAGAGCGTCAGTGGCAACGAGTCATTGATGAGTTCTACGAGAAATACAAAGGGATCGCCAGAGGACACTACAACGACATCAAATTTGTAAAGGAGAATGGATACCTCGAAACACCGGCAGGACGCTACTTTAACTTTGCTCCCAAGCAAACAGCATACGGATGGAAGTGGCCTGAGACTAAGATCAAGAACTACCCTATCCAGTCCTTTGGTGCTGATCTTGTTAAGCTCGCCAGAGTTGCGTTCTTCAAACGCTTTAAAGAGTCTGGTCTAGAAGGAGAATTTATTCAAACCATCCACGATAGCCTGGTCCTTGACACGCCGGAGAAAAACGTGTATAATATTAGTGTGATGTTAAAAGATGCAGTGGAGAACACACACATCTACTGCAAAGAAGAGTTCGACTATGCCCTACGACTGCCTCTCATGTGTGAGATCAAGGTTGGGCCGAACAAAGCCGATATGCGAGAGATTAACTTTAATTAAAGGAAATAAATGCAAGTCACAATCCAAGAAGTCACGACTGAGTTCGTAAAGAAAGGCCCGAAGGGCTACACCGTTGCTAGCGTTGTTTATTCTGCTAACGGCAAGAACAGCAACAAGAAGATTTTCTCCTTCGCCAACCCACAAGTCTTTGATATTGTCAAGGATGCTACTAGGGGTAGCAACTGGGATGTAGAAACCAAAAAGAATGGGGATTACTGGGACTGGGTGGCAATCAAGCCCATGGGTGACGAACCCGCCGCAGCTAAGCCAGCCTATGGTGGTGGCAAGGTAACTGGTAGCAACTACGAAACATCTGAAGAGCGGAAGCTACGCCAGATGCTTATTGTCAAGCAGTCTAGTATCGGTCATGCAGTAGAACTGCTTACCACTGGTGCCAAGACGCCCCCTAGCGTTCAAGATGTTCTATCTGTCGCACAGGAGTTTGTTGATTATGTCTACGGAGTCGGCGCCGAAGAAAACATGGCTAAGATGGAATCAGCTATCGAAGACGTTCCCTACTGATAAGTACGGGTTCAGTAAGCATCTAAAAAAGGTGGGTGATTATATTCTCACCCATCCTATGGAATACGCTGATATGTACAGGATGTTTATCGCAGTGAAGAATTGGGCTTACTACCACAAGAAGCGTGTTAGCACCGAGAGATTCCCTGTGGCAGATGGAAAGTACCGGCTGAAAGTAATGCTCACTTCACAACACCGTAAACGGGAGTTTGATTTTTGAGCTTTCGCATGGCTGCAAAGCAAGCTCTTAAATCAGAGTTTGCGCAGCATCGGCTAGGAGCAGTGATTGTAAAGGGAGGGCGTATCCTGGCTACGGGATTCAATAGCAGGCGTCCCTCCTCTTTGCTTCATACTGAGACACTACACGCCGAAGCTGCTGCTATCTTAAAACTATTAAAGGAAAAGCGTCTTGAAGACCTTGCAGGAAGTGACCTATATGTTACAAGGTTTACTAAAGGAGGTGCCATTGGGATGGCTCGCCCTTGCTCTGAGTGTATGGCTCTTATTGAATCTGTTGGCATTAAGCGTATCCATTATACTACTGATTACGGGACCACTGTAAGTGCGAGCGTTAATTGATGCCGATAACCTCGCGTTTGCCTGTGCTGCAAGCGCAGAAGAAGAAGACGTTGAAGTTGCCTGCACAAGAGCAGACAGCTTCATCGAGAACATCCTTGCAGAAACCGGAGCCACTGAATACGAGCTTTGGTTTTCCGGGGATAACAACTTCCGATATAATGTCTACCCAGAATACAAAGGTAATCGTAAAGCCTCCTACAGACCCCTTTGGGAAAAAGAAGTAAAGCAGTATATCACAGAGAAGTGGGAAGCTAACTGGACGGATGATATCGAGGCAGATGATATGCTTGGTATCCGCCAGCTAGAGTGCACTGATACCATCCTGGCACATCTGGACAAAGACCTTAATCAAATTAAAGGACTACACTATAATTGGGAACTGCGACGATTAGGAGAGGTAGTACGTGAAAAGCGAATCTACACTGTCTCAAATGAGGAAGCGGATTATTGGTTTTTTTATCAGCTATTGGTTGGTGATACTACCGACAACATCAAAGGTGTCCGGGGAATCGGACCTAAGAAAGCGGCCGGGATTCTACACGGGTGTGAGTCCAATCGGGAACGCTATGAAGCCGTACTTGGACGGTATTCTTCGGAAGAAGAATTAGACCTTAATGCCCAGTGTGTGTATATTCACCGTAAACTAGGCGATCATTGGAGGAACATTATAGGTGACCCCGCAAAGTTGTAAAGCGAAAGGCCGGAACTTCCAGAAGTATGTTCGTGGCAAGCTACTTAGAGCATTTCCTTCTTTGGAGCCGGATGATGTAAGAAGCACTAGTATGGGGGCCGGGGGAGAAGATCTCCAGCTATCACCAGCCGCCCGTAAACTGATTCCATATCAGATCGAATGCAAGTCCAAAGCAAAGTCCCAGATTCATACCTATTATTCCCAGGCAAAGGAGCATGGCAACCACGAACCACTAGTTGTAGTGAAGATGGACAGGCATATTCCCTTAGCAATTATCAGCCTGGATCATTTCATCGAATTACTAAAAGGAAAACAAGAATGAAAATTATTGATGTGCCTGTATTTGAAGAGGATGGTTCTATTAAATTTACTCAGTCCATCAGTCCAGAGGAAGCTAAAGCACTCCTTACTTTCTCTCTTAATTTCCTGACTGCTCAAGGCATGAATGTTTTCAATTCAATTGATGACACCGAAGAAAGGGGGTTTGTCGATTAAACATTTTTATATACCAGACTGCCAAGTAAAGCCCACACATGATACGAGTTACCTCACCCGAGTTGGACAGTACATCGTTGACAAAAAGCCAGAAGTTGTTATCTGTGGAGGAGACTTTGCAGACATGCCTTCACTCTCTAGTTATGATGTCGGTACTAAATCGTTTGAAGGCAGACGGTACAAAGATGACATCGCAGCTACACACCGAGCTATGGAACATTTACTCTCCCCTCTCCGAGAGTATAACAGCAAAGCTCGTAAAGGTCATCGAGAAAGGTACCTACCACGACTTGTTCTTACTCTCGGCAATCATGAGCAAAGAATTGTCAAGGCTACAAACAACGACCCGAAACTAGATGGGGTTCTCTCTATCGAGGATCTCCAGTATAAAGAGTTCGGTTGGGAGGTATATCCATTTCTCGACGTTGTTGTTATCGACGGGATTGCTTACAGTCACTATTTTACCTCTGGTGTTCTCGGTCGCCCTTGCACTACAGCCGCTGCACAGCTTAACAAAAAGCATATGTCCTGTGTTGCCGGTCATCAGCAAGGTCTACAAATCGCCACAGGACACCGGGCGGACGGAACTCGATTAACTAGCATTATTGCAGGGAGTTGTTATCAGCATGACGAAGATTACATGGGACCACAAGGGAACAAGCACTGGCGTGGTTGCCTGATGCTTCATGAAGTACATGACGGTGAATTTGACCTCATGCCTGTCTCACTTGGGTATCTGGAGAGACGATATGGTAAATGAACACGATATCGCCGACATGCAGGGTTATAAACAACCCAAAGCCAATGAAAAGCAAGTCGCTGGGAATCACTATAAGAAGTATGGTGACCTCCAGCCGTGGGATGTGATTACAGAGTGGGGCCTTGGCTACCTGGATGGTACGGCTCTAAAGTACATCGCACGGTGGCGTGATAAGGGTGGTATTGATGACATTCGCAAAGCCATCCATTTTCTAGAGAAGTTTATTGAAGTGGAGTCCGCCAAAAATGAACGTTAAATACTACTACGCGCTCTTTGACACGGATTTTTATGACCCACCTACAAAGATTGTATTTAATACTGAAATAATGAGGGAAGCAACAATTCCCCTTGGAAAAGACGATACGTTGCGAATCTTCTGTGATAAAGATTCCTTAGATAAATTTAATATTTCAGTTCAGGTGGATGAAGCAAAGAGTAATGTTAATAAAATTTAGGAATAACACCTATGGCTAAACGATTGATTTGTGACCCACCCGAGGGCTGGCGCTATGGATTTCCCAAGGAGATTCCTCACGCTGTTCCTAGCACGGAAGACTGGCTAGTAGAGCAGGGGTATCCCCGGGAACGAATTAGGGATCTAGGTGAGTTTTTCTATGTAAGGTATTGGGAGGAAGATGATGGTGCAAAATGACATGACGTTGAACGAATACCAGAGTAAGGCCGCAGATTTCCGGGTACCCTCAGCTCCCCCAGAGGAGCGGGTAATGGGTCTGCTGGAAGAGGCCGGGGAAGTGGCTGCTGTCTTCAAGCGACTTCTGCGTGGGGACTACGGCCCAGATATGGCCGCTACTAAGCTGTATAAGGAACTCGGAGATATCCTATGGTACGTCAGTCAGATTGCTGGAGACAATGACTGGTCCTTGGAGGATGTAGCCAAAGGCAATATTGAAAAGCTGGAGTCCCGTAAGGCACGTAATTTGATCATGGGATCTGGCAGTGAGCGATGAACCACATTGAGCTGCTAGAAGAGCTTCGCCATATTGATGAGGTAACTCTGCTTGAGTTGCTAGAGATTACCTCCGAAGAATTAGTAGATACCTTTCGAGACAGGATCCTAGAAAAAGATGAGTTCATCCGAAAAGAAATCCAACCGTAAACACGAAAAGTCAGACGACAGTGTGTTGTCACACAATCATTCAAAGAGTGTGCGGTTTCGCTTGCGAGTGCAACAAGAGAGAGAGGCTGTTGCCGAGATTAAAGAATATAAAGATGAACTAATTGGTGAAGAATACTACAACAGGGAAAACGATGCAGGTAAACCGATTTAAGACTTCTTTTGCACAAAACATTTTTAGGCAAAAATATGCACAAGGACCAAGTGATGACTGGGATGCTCTCGCCGACCGGCTGGTTGAGGATGTCTGTGGCAGTCGCGGGGGGACCCTACCTGTACTTATGTCGGAAGGGGACCGACGAGAACTTGCCCAACATATTAAAGAGATGCGCTTCCTACCTGGAGGACGATACCTTTATTACGCAGGGCGGCCGAATAAATATTATAATAACTGTTTTCTATTACGAGCAGAATATGACACCAGAGAAGAATGGGCGGAACTTCTCTGGCGAGCTAGCTCCTGCTTAATGGTTGGTGGCGGTATCGGGGTAGATTATTCTAGGCTACGCCCCGCTGGAAAACCCTTGTCAAAAACCGGGGGACTAGCCTCTGGTCCGGTCCCTCTGATGCAAATGATGAATGAGGTGGGACGTGGAATTATGCAAGGGGGCTCTAGGCGATCCGCAATCTACGCTTCACTTAATTGGCAACATGAAGATATTCCTGACTTCCTTAGAGCAAAGAATTGGTCAGATGAAGTAAAGGCCATGAAAGAGCGTAACTTCAATGCTTGGGCTCCGCTTGACATGACCAATATTTCTGTGAACTATGACGACGCCTCAATCAGACACAGTCTTGGCTTGGAAAATAACTCCGTGTTTATTGAGAATTGCTACCAAGCAATGCGTACTGGTGAGCCAGGATTCAGCTTTAACTTTGGGGATAAAGAGAATGAAACACTTCGTAACGCTCCATTGGGGCCAGATACATATGTCTTGACCATTGATGGATACAAGCAAATTAGGGATATTGTCGGGTCTACAGTAAAGGTCTGGACAGGTAAGCAGTGGGCCAATACTGTCTTTAACAAGACAATGGAGAACGCTTCGGTAGTTAGAGTGTATATGTCCGGTGGCCGGGAGATTGTTGCAGAACCTACCCATGAGTTCTTCTTGGAAGATGGGACTAAAAAACCCGCAAAGGATCTCCAAGAGGGAGATAATCTACTCATTCAACTTAACAATGAAGTGGATAGTTTTCTCTGCACAAAACACTACACACTAGGATATATCTATGGTGATGGCACATTTCATCGTTCATATCCTCGGGCCGACGTATCTTTCTGTACGGATGCGAGTAGAGACTGCTTTGATAACTTTGACAAGGATCTATTGACTTCGTGGAATTACTCGGATTCTAGGGGATATTTGCGAGCATACACAAAGAACCATAACTTGTTTGCTAATAGGCACAAAGAGGTATTCCCGGAGGATTTGTTTGGCAAACCTACAGCAGAACAATGTAGTTTCTTGGCCGGGTTGTTTGATGCAGATGGAAACTATGTAGCCGAGAGGGGGGCAGTACGAGTTGCCTCTAAGCACGAAGCATTTTTGCAGGGAGTTCGTAGACTGCTAGAAAGTCTTGGTATCCTTGCCGGAATTTCAACTGCTGGTTTCTCTACATATGGACAAACGCAGGGGTATATGCTCACGGTATATAGTGAATACACTTCTCGTTTTGCTAAAATCATTCCAACTAAACGGCTCAAAGTTTCTTCTTATGATTCCTACCGCAAAGCCAAAATCAAAGTTCTTTCGGTAGAGGATGCAGGCTACTCTGATGTATACTGTTGTGACGTTGTGGTAGATGAACACTCTTTTATGGCGGAGGGGATAATTGTATCAAATTGCACTGAGGTTACTTCGGAAGATGACAGCGATGTTTGTAATCTGGGTAGCATCAACATGGGGAATATTGAGAATCTTGAACAGTTCAAGTCCGTTGTACAACTTGCCTCTAAGTTCCTTGTTTGCGGAACTCTCCGTGCGGATCTCCCGTATGACAAAGTTTATCGAGTCCGAGAAAAGAATCGTCGGCTTGGGCTTGGGCTCATGGGAATCCACGAGTGGCTCTTACAACGAGGACAAAGATACGAGGTAACAAATGAACTCAAACAATGGCTTGAAGTATATCGAACCGAGTCTGAAAAAAGCGCAAATGAGCACTGCGACCGTTATTACATTAGCAGGCCCGTTGCGTACCGCGCTATCGCACCAACTGGTACCATCGGAATTCTTGCTGGAACAACTACAGGAATTGAACCACTCTTTGCAGTGGCATATAAGCGACGTTATCTCACGGATGGAACAAAGTGGAAATACGAGTTCGTTGTCGATGGGACCGCTCAAAACCTCATCGAAAAGTACGGAGTAAAGCCTGAGTCTATTGACACAGCATTGGACCTAGCACATGACTATGAACGACGAATCAAATTCCAAGCAGACATTCAGGACTACGTTGATATGTCGATCAGTTCTACCATCAACCTTCCCTCATGGGGTTCACGAGGAAATTCTGAATCAGACGTTAACACGTTTGCTGGTATCCTGGCGAGGTATGCCCCTCGTCTTAGAGGTTTTACGTGCTACCCCGACGGATCACGAGGAGGGCAGCCCCTCACAGTTGTCCCCTACGAGGACGCAATCAAGCACAAAGGAACAGTCTTCGAAGAAGTGGATATCTGTGAACTCACAGGGCACGGGGGTTCCTGCGGAGTCTAATTGGGGATCAGACTGGGTAGATGACGGAGTATAAGCAATAACTACAATCGCGGTTAACAAGTACATGATGGCAGGTGACCGCCAGTTCACACATGCTTCGGGAATGAAGCTGACTGGCGTAACCAAAATCCATCAAGTACCATTGCCGGAAGTCTTTGAGTGCAAGAAAGCATTCATTGGCTTCTGTGGTAACGCAGATAATTTCGGACCTATTATTACTTGGCTATATAATCCACTAGAAAAACAACCAAAGTGTCGCGGTATTGAAATGCTTGTGTTAACAGACAAAGGCTATATCATGCACGGTACTACGTTGAACAACTGGATGAGGATTACTGAACCACACTTCTCAGTAGGTAGTGGTATGCACTTCGCACAAGCAGCTATGGCTAGTGGTAAAGATCCTTACGAGGCAGTCAAGATTGCCAGTAAGTTTGATCCTAACACTGGTATGGGATTCACTAAACTAATTATGAAGGAGAAATAAGAAAGGGGGCTTAAAGCCCCCTTTTTGTTAATATGACCAGATAGTAGGTCGTATACTGGATTTAACCATATCCAGGTGAATGAACCTACTGTTACCTTTCTGACTTACTCCGATACCAGTAAAGCCCATACCGATAGCCAACCCCACCAGCTTGTAAGCGTCAGCACCACGTACAGCAACATCACAAGCCAGTCCTTGATTATGTGGACCAATCCCCGCTTTGTCTCGTTCCGCAGGATGGGACTTGTCCCTATAGCCACTAGTGATCTTCATTGGCGTCTTGAACATATCACGGAGAGCTTGCAGATTGTCCATGAATTCTTCCTGCATCTCATTCTTACCTGTATGCTTGCAGTCAAACTCATGCTTCTCGAAGTTCTTGTACTTTGACCAATCTTTTACAATCATATTAATCCTCGTTTAGTTTCATCCAACGGCGCAGTGCCTTAACAGTATTAAGTTGCACACCTTCCGCACGCTGCTTAGCCGTCAGCTTCCTTTGTTCCTCGCTAGTGATTAGACTCTGCACTAGAGTCTGTGGTTCTCCACCACGCTGTACATATTCATTAACGAGTTCATTCCATTCTTCAGTACCCACAAACTCAGCACCTTTGTTGGCAAAGCGACGGTTGACTTTATCCTGTACTTTGGTCAGACGTTCTTGGTCAGCCTTCAGGCTCTGTGATTTGCTATATAGCTTTTCCTTGGCCTTGGCTTCTTCAAGAGAAGTCATAGCCCACTTACGTGCTTCACGATCAAACTCAGTACGGGGGTAGTCTAACTGCCCTTCTTTGTTAATCGTTACACCGTCAGGGGTTGTCAACAGTTTGTTCTCCACCACACCACGAAGGCTCGATGGTGCGAATTGGCGCAGTGCATTCTTAGCCGCCTGTGGATCCTGGTTCTTGGCAAGGTCGATCATACTCTCTCCCATACGCCCAATCGTAGAAGCATATGGGGACACAGCATCCAATGGAGACTCCGGCAGTACATCTGCCATACCAAGGCGGCTGCTGATGTTCAGGTCAGTTAAATCCGACACCAGACCGTATTGAGCCCAGTCAGTCTTGGCCCACTCAGGTCCATTACGCATAACTAGAGTTTGAATGTTCTGCTTTTCGCCGTAATACTTGTCTGTTAGCTCTTCCACAATCATGTCGGCTGTGCCATAGAATGGCATTCCAACAATACCAGCGAAAGCAAATAGAGCGGTCATACCTGCGATGAGAGGTTTGGGATCTCCCTTAGCTGCTGCTTTGTGCCAGCGTCCAATCTGATCCATATAAGTCAGAGCAAACTGTTGTAGGTTCCCAGCTAGCTGTCCTGTGACACCAAGGTTCTTGAACATGGGAGCACGTTCACGGGCGGAATAGTCCACCATAGCGTCCTGTGTCAAGTTGTAGGCGGTGTCAAAAAGTTCTGCTTCTGGCAGATTGCTGTCTTTCAGGATATCCACAAATGTGAAGAAAGCGTGCGGACGAGTGGCCTTCTCTCCGAGGGTCCGGTTGAAGTCAATGATCTGATCCGCGCGCTTAGCGACAGGCCCTTGAGTGACGTGAGACACTTCCTCAAATTCAGAGAATTGTAGAAGTCCTTTGCCTTCAGCATACTCTGCCGCTCTCTTCTCAAGAGGATTCAAATATTTATCATCCCCCGTTAGGCGGGAAATCCATAGCTTCATCGAAGTGGACGTACCAGCAGCCACAGACTGTGCCACAGAAGCGGGGGATTTACCTACCCCCTCTGCTGCCTTCAAGAAGATGGGCATACCCGTCTGTGCAATCTGTGTGAACTGCATGGCAGTGTATGGGAGGTTCATAAAGCCCTGAGTTAGCTGCCCCATGCGTTTGGTGGTTTGGTTGACTATCGCGCGTGGAATACTTGGTCCCATACCCGTGAGTTTAAACGGGGCATCAATTAATGTGTTTAAAGCAGAGCCCAAGTCCCCTACGTGACGACCTGTCATTCCTTTAATATATTCATTGACATAATCTTTAGCGCGAGGCATCCCATCAAGTGCGGGATTCTGCATCAAGGAAGAAATCTGCCCCTCCACGGGCATCATGTGGTGAGAGATCATGCCCTCTTCCCAGTAACCAAGGAATGCCTTGATAGCTTCATTGGCGTTAGCAACAGGGTCATCTTTCCACGGCTTGTTGCCCTCGTTACCCCAGATGCCTTTCTTGTCCAGTGCGTGTACGTTAGCACCGAATGTAGCATCTGCTTTTTGAACAACCGCTTGTTCCACAGCCTGCATTACATCTGCTATACGTGGGTCATTCTTAGCTAGGACAGCAAGTAGGTCTTTAAGACCACTAAACATATCTCCACGCTGACCATAGCCGCCCAACTTCGCACGCTTGACGGGCGTGAAAGTAGCTCCTGGGAATTTCTTCTCGATTTCTTTTACTGCATTGCTAAACCCAAGACGAGTATCTGTCCCAATGTAACCGATGACTTTCCCATCTTTATCTAGTGCAAGTGCTTTGTAGTCCCCTTTGAAGACACCAGCAAAGTGCCCCGGACGGTACGGAATAGGATCTTGCCCAGTCTGCATACGGAAATCGTTCCAGACTTCGTACTTCTTGTCGTCCATCTCATAGTAACGACGCATGAAACGAATCTGTTTTTCAGTAAAACCTGACTCAGTGAGTTCTTCTGAAGTAAATTTCTTAGTGGCGCGATCTCCTGCTTTTAGCAGTTCGTGGATTTCGATTTTCTCTTGGTTGTTTAGTTTATTCCAAAGAGGACCAATGCCAGTTTTGTTGTCAGTAATGTACTCGCGGGCATAGTTCTCTGCTTTAGTCCAAGCATCGTGGATAGCCGTGCTGGCAAAACGAATCAGTGGGTTGTTTGTATTGATAGCATTAATACGAATACCGGGCCGCCAAGTGTCAGCATTAAACTTCTGTAGAGGACCGAGGTCTTTAGCCTGTGGTGCCATAGCAACCACTTGCTCCGGTGTCTTGATTGGGCGATAACCTTCAATACCAGTAATAGCGTTAGCGATGGCAGTCTTCTGTGCTCTTACCACTTCGGGAGATTCTCTGGTTAGCCCTGCGATCTTCTTGAATGTTTCTGGTAGGGAACTGAAGTCAACCACACCGCGCTGGGAACGGGACATTCCCTTGCTAAGATATTTGGAAACATCCATCTTTTCAACCGGCGTGTCAACACGAGACACTTGTGCGATTGCTTCTGGATTGAAAAGCACAATCTCTTTGCCCAGTTTACCGCCTAGTTGAACTGACAAACCGTCAATGCCGGCATCAATTAACGCTTTTCGTGCGGCGTTTGGATCCCAATGTTGCTGCAATGCAGACACGATCCCACGCGCCGTACCTTTTGCCCCGATATCATCAAGATTTTTTTGTGCCTGAAGAATTTTTGCTTTTGTTTCTGGGGATTTATCCGTGCGAATATCAATGATATTCTTCGGATTAACCGCCATTTCGTTAACAACACCCGGAACTGTAATAAAATCCCCAGTAACTGGGTCCATTTTAATATCGTTACCATATTTCTGATAAATGCGAGCGAGTTCCACGTTGTCACCGGCATAGAGGCCCGGACCCAAAGCGGCCATTCCCTCCCCCTTGCCTACTGTACTTGGATCCCAGATTTTAAATTCCTTTCCACCATGGAATAGCCTCACTAACCCCAAAGTGAGCAAATCCAGGTCTATGGCCCCGGCTTGTTTTGATCCAGGACCACGGAACGGACTGTTAGCCTCTGCAATAGCCCCTTCGAGGGCACCAGAGGGCTCTACAGCGCCTTTTAATTCACGGTTGATAGCTTCCCTGCGGTGAGCCCAATCCATGCTGTCAATGGCCTGCGTAAGAGGAATCCCCTCCTGCATACCCTCGTCAAACAGTTGACGCTGGGCATCCATAAGATCCGCTGACTGTCCGATAGGATTGCGTGTTTGTGGTAACTCATCTCCCCACAGGTTCATCTGAAGAGGATTCTGTAGGTTCTGTAGTTCCATGGAAAGGTCTGCCTTGATCGGGATACCATTCTCATCAACACGCCAATCACCAAGCTTTGCTTCATACGGATTTGCCACTCGTCCCATTTCTGGTTGATCGAATAGCTCATACTGGCGTGCTTCGTTGGTGAGTGGGCCCAGGTCTTCACCAGCCTTAGCTACAACAGGATCATTTTCCCCGATCCTAGCAGAATCAGGAATAGAAGCTGGTTTACGATACTCCACATTGCGAAGACCGGGATCAACAGCAGCGGCCCCCTTAGCCAATCCTTTACCGGCTAAAGCCAGCCCAGGAATAGGAGCTAAGTTTAACAATACCTCGGCCGCACCTTGAACATCTTTGCTACCCGTTAGTTCTCCTGCTTTGGTAGCACCAGGCTGCACCACATATTTATCCCAAGCCTCAAACGGCTTCATAATAGTATTATACGCGGTGTTGCTACCCGCTAAAGAACTTCCAAAAGAAGGAACTTTACTCTCCAACTCTTGTGCAGCAGCATCTAGATACTCTTTAAAGTTTCCGGATGGACGCACAATCTTCGCCATAGCGGCGGCTGGTACGTTTACAGCATACTTGCCAATACCACCAACTACGTCAGCAATAGCCATGCCAGTCCCCTTGATATCCTCAAGTGGAGTCCAACCTTTCTTTTTAGGCTCTTGAGAAATAATCTCGTCGTCCTGCCCAATAATTTCGTCATTGCCCCCGAAAGAGACAATAACGTCCATATCACCCCAAGCCATTACACACGCTTTCTACGGACAGTACCATCAGGATGCACATATAAAGCCCCAGGAGGAAGCTTGTTGTATTCTTCTTGTGTGCTAATTTTTGCTGGTCCTTTGTTTGTTGGTTCCGGTTGAGCAGCAGGTTGCGGTTGACGATTAGGGAGAATATCGGACGCTTGTGGCATCGGACGGGTTGGAATAGATCCTTGTGTCATACCAGCGACATCGGGCTTTCCGGCACCCATGGCTTGTGCTTTAAGAATTTGCTCTTGAACAATCTTCTCTAGTTCCCTGTCTGCAAGCATCTGCATTTCTTGCCGTTGTTCCGGCGTGCGATCTGGGTTGTTGGCCTCAAACTGATACATGGAATAGAGTTCTCGTGGAGAACGAGGAACACGCGGACCAGCCGCACCCTTAGCCGCCGCACGAGCCGTTGCTTGGTCAGCAGTATACCGGGCGCTAGCAGCCGTCATATCTTGACCCCGGCGCCTAGTCGCGTCCTCCATTTCGGCTAATTCCTTATCCTGGGCAGCCTCCTCTCGTTTTGTACGGATAGCTGGCATATTGTCCCAGATAGCCTTCATACGGGGATCTCCCTCGGCCACACCACGCTCAACTTTACGAGTCCACATATCAAACTGGTGCTTATCCATCTTCCCGGTGTTTTCGATAATCTTTGCTTGAATCTCAGAGGGAAGAGTAGCAGCAGTGGCCGCATTCGTCATCTGTGCTTTCTGATTGCCGAGCATGGTTCCTGCCAACGTGGCTTCCCCTTGGCGCATATTCATACCGTGGGTTTCAGAGGCACGTTGGCGTTCCGCCATTACATTAGCAAGAGTGGCCTGATCGTTTTGTTTAAATTGTTCAAGTTGACCGAGGCCCTGCATAAACATTCCAAGAGGCAGTTGTGACACCTGTTGGAGATTCTGCGGAGTGTACATTAAGTTATTCATTTAGCCCCCGAAGTCAAAGAGATCACCCCACCAATCACTGTCGGTGATACCGTCCCAAATATCTTGCCCCACCTGTCCTAGCCCGCCAGTCTTTGGATTAAGTAGACCACTCGAAGTACTGGCAAGCATACCGCCTTGCAGCATACTACCTAGAGCAGCGTTCTGATTACTAGTCAATGCAGCAAGGGTTGTAGCATTCTTGGAGCGCGCGTCATACATCTTGGCTTGTAGTTCCACTTCCCGGGGGCCGTACTGGCTACGCCGGCCAGAGGCAGCATCCCTACGCTCTAGTTCTTGGCGAAGAGCGGCCTCGTATGGGCCAGTATCCGACAGGGTACCATACAGTTTATCAAGACTGTTTTGATACTGATTTGCTTGATACATCTGTCCAAGGGAACCAAGGAGATTACCGAGATTAAATCCGCCTGGTTGACCCTGCTGACCACCAACAGCTTTGCGAATAGCGGCTTTTAAAGAACTACCGATAGTTGAGTCTAGTCCTGCTCCAATAGAATCTCCGATACCGCCCCCTAGAACAGAACCAAGTCCTGTCAGTCCAAGTCCGGCACCGGTGGCAGTGAGTCCGCTTTGCGCTGCTCCCAGAGTGTTACCTAGAAGCGCTCCGGTAGTTCCGGGAGCCATGCTACCAGTAACTAGTGAGTACGGGCTTGTGGCAGCAGCCCCACCTGTGCCGCCTAAGCTGGCACCCCCTAGTTGGTATAGGGGATTGGTGCTTCCAGCGGCGCCAGTAGCGGTACCACCAGAAACAGGTAGCGACGTGGCGCCACCCATGTTCCCTAGCTCAAAAGGAACTCCAGTGTTAGAAGCAGTTGCAGCTCCGCCCCAGGTTGAAGGTTGTAGGGGATTCATTGCGCCAGGGAGAAACCCGAGTGCCTGCCCGAGAATTCCGCCCGTGCCCGCGGCGACGATGCCCATGATCGCATTTTCGAGCAGATCACCGCCGGCCGGACTGATCGGTTTGGACATGCCCAGAATGTTGCCGTCGCCGTCTTTCAACGCCTTTGCCGTCTTCCCGCCGCCGTAGCCCAACTCGTCGACGGACAGACCAGACAGCGCCTTCTTCGCTGCATCACTCAGGTTCCATTGATCGGCGACATAGGAATCGTGTTCGTAACGGCCTGGCACGTAGCCTAGATCGGCTTCCGCCAACCCGAGCGACTGCAAGGCGCCCGGCGACTGCTGCACGAACATCGGCAGCATCGATGCCAGCGAGTTCTCGCCACTGCCGCCCCATGACGGATCGTAGCGAAATGTCTGCTGTGCTCCGCCGAGTTTCGACGGGTCGAACTTGTTCCCCCAAGATTCGTAGTCCCAAAAGTTTGTTGCCATATTAAACCCCTGCGCCGCCAGAAGAGAAGAGAAGATTCGAGATGGCAGCGCTCACCGCCCCAGCTAATACACCTCCGGCAACTGTTGCCACAGCGTCATAATGATCTACTGTGCCCCCAAAGTATTTGTCGTAGACTTCTTTACCAACGGCGGCAACAATCGTCGCTAGAGCAGCCCACTCCATACCCAAGGGTACAACAGTTAGGTACACGGCGTAACCAGCCCCGACGTGAAGAATTTTGTCTAGTTTCATACGTTATCCTTACAAATTAACTGCCATTGAATAGCAAATATGCCACTCCGGAACCTACGATTGTAGCTCCCCCACTATCTGAGGAAATTTCTATTTGAATTAAAGCAACTTCTTTATCTGTACCTACTATGGAAGCGGCGTATTCAATAGCTCTATCTGATGCTAAAGACAACCATGTGTCTAGTGCGCTACCTGTTTGTGTCAATTTTGTTCGGTCGCTGACATACAACTCGCGGTATCTAACCCAATAGCTATTTCCGATAGAGGCTGTAGTTGGTGTGTACCAATTGGCATGGGGTATTTGAGTCCAACTTACGCCGTCACTGCTTACATCAAATGTGCCATCATTTTCTATAGAAATATATCCGGTAGTAGACGTGCCAACACGTAAGTAGCTAACTGCTGGTAAAAACTTTTGTGGTCCTGTAGGCGAAACAAGACCTTCTAGTGTTGTCACTCGGCCATCAATATCCACTACATCATTTTCAAGTGTAGTAATGTCTGACTCAGCGGTTGTCAACCTAGTTTCAATTGTATCTACGTCATCACTGGCAATTTGAGAGCTTTGTTGCACTTTAGAATACCAGTCGCGCCACACGTAGGCATTGGGCTCTGCACCAAAAGGCGGTGGTGGAATCTTTGAATAATCCACCGGCATTAGTGTTGTCCCACGTTGATATCAAGATACATACCTTTTAAGAATAACGGATATGCGTCCCGATATTTAATTTGAAAACTGCGTGATCTTGTGCGACCCAAGCGATTGATAAAAGGTGAGATGCTAAACAAATTAATATTTCTTGCCACTACCCCGGTATCCGACCAATCTTTGTCCGACCAGGTAATTTCAATATTTGATGTGCCACTGTCTTCCTGTTGATTTACGTCAAGGAATAGCCGATTAATATATTTCCAGTTTTTTGTACCAAAATCAAGTTTCTCCGTGCGATAAATACAGTTAAAATTAACTCCATTATCTGTGTACGCCGCTGGAGAAAAGAATTTAATTTTGTCTGTTGATCCAATTGCTGTGTAGCAATGGCCGTTACGCATGTTCCAAACAGCCTCAATGTTCATGGGCGCATTCGTGGTGTCGGCCCACTCATACCACTCATTATGCGCTAGATCATAAACCCAAGTGGCGTTTTCGCAGTTAAGAACATAGAAATGATGGCCGTCTAGGGACATCGAGTGGGCATTAACATTTAGGGTAAGAGTGCTCTTTTCATTAATCGTGGTGCCGGCTGGCAGGATGGAACGGTCAACAATATCCGAACTGATTTTATTGATTTTAAAATCATTAATGACATACACCCCAAGGTTTTGATTCTTTTGGTGCCCCACAAATATAACTAAATTTCCCAACGTACATACTCCACCTAAAGTTCCAAAAGACTGAAATGGTGAGTCGTTGCGCTGTAGCGGGCTACCTGTGGCAATACCGGCGTCATAAAAATACTCAATACTGTCATAACCCATCACTAAGATATAGTTTTTAATGCGAATTAATACTTCAATATAATCTGCGCTCATCTCTGCATTAATGAAGTCACCCGCTGTCCAGGCCGTAGGATCATCATTATTTGAGTTGTAGATGTCTCCTGAACCCGCATCGGCTAGAAAGATATATCCGTCTAGATATACCGGGTGTGGTACATGGGGCGAAGGGAGGTCTGCATCGACGACTGTGGAACAGGTACCACTA